CGTTCCAAGAATCTTGATACTGGTTAGAATCAACAGAGTTCCAACGACCACCACCAACAACATGCCAGTCAGACCAACCACCAAGACCCTCACTTTCTGAATACATTTCTTCAAATGTCATTTTTACTCTTCCAAAAGCCTCTTCTGGGCTTTCTGCTACTACTGCAATGTGTTGCAATACGTGCATGGGGTTTTCCTTTCTACTTTCCTATGCCTCAATTTTACATCAAACCTCTGACAAAGTCAAGCTTCTATCGTAATTTGGGAAAAATATTTATCTATCGTAATTGTTTTTTTGTGATTGACAATACTAATAAACTATGGTCGCCCCAGATCGGAGCTTTTGTCAAGCCCCTAGGGGAGGCAGTTTTACGTGTTGCCTAGCACGTTTTGTTATGCGGTCTGCAATACGCTCTGCACAACCTTGAGCAAGCGGTTCTTCTCAGCGTTCATCATTGGGTCAAAGCCACTAGCACTTGCCAAGATAGATTCGTTGTTGCCACCACGTGCAGAACGATACCAGTCTAGACGCTCAGTTAGTGCATTGAAAGCACCCCAAGCGTTGCCAGCAATCATGCCATTGTAAGTGCCAGTGTAAATGTCGTTGATTACATCTACCTTGTTTTCCCACTTCTTGACAGAACCCTTAGCGTCAGTCTCAGGCTTAGGATACGCGGCAAGAATGATGTCATTGAACTGCTTATCAGTGATTTCAGTCTGAATCATTGCGTGTGCCATCTTGTCGAACTCGTCCATGTACTTGTTCGCAAGACCAAGAGTCTCACGTGCAACTGCAATCTTACCTTCTGCGGTCTGAGTGTGACGAATCTTGAACGACTGCTTAGGGCCACGTCCACGTGAACCAAGAGCAAGGTTTAGAGTGTTTGCACATACAACACGAACAGGTGTGATACTTGCCTGAATCGCAATCGAACCATCGTGAGAGGTGTTGATTAGCAGATAGGTGTTTACCTTGTCTGCAACGCCATTAGGGTCTAGAACAGTCTCACGCTCAAGAGCAAGCGAACCAAATACAACACGTCCACCCTTGATAGAACCTGCAGTTTCCCAACGTCCACCACCGTCTAGAATGTTGTCACCAAAACTAAATAGGTCTTCATTCTGCAACACCTTATAACGCTCACCAACAACGCCAAGAACATCGTTCTGGGTCTTGTCAAATGGGTTAGTACGGGTAACGAACGAGTAAGTCTTGTCTGAGTTGAAACCTTCTGGAACTGCAACGTCCTCAAGACGAACATTCCAGTTGTCAAGGTGAGCAAGAGACAACATCTCGCTAGTAGTTACTTCTTCATTGAACACAGTGCCAAGACCATGCCATGCTGGCTCTCGCAATGAAGCGAAAGCGGTGTTTCCGTTTGCGTCTGATTCTAGTAGGTGAGCCATGAGTGGCTCCTTTCTTTTGTAGGGATTTCTTATAAGACTATTATGGCATAGACCACTGACAATGTCAAGTTATTTTAGGAAAATTTTTGGGCGTGTCGTAAGGTTATCGTAAAAGTTATCCACAGCTGGATCAGAGTTATCCACAGGGGGCGATCCCAAAAAGTCCAGGTATGGAGAATGAGCAGTTTACATGGACGTGCTCAGGTCCCTTAGCATGCAGGCACGAAAGAAAGGATAAAAGCCTGCAGTACCTTTTACTCTACGTTAACCCACTTCATTGCGGTACGTAGAAGATTATCATAGTCTCCACTCATAGATTCAATCATATAGTCACTAATCTCATCCTGTGAGGCTCCAGCTTTTCGAAGGGCCTTAGATACAGCTCCCATGATAGAGAATGCATTACCGTCGTTTCCAACTAGCTTAACAGTTACAGTTTCATACTTGCTCATTAGATTATCTCCGTTAGTGTTTCATTGTATGATACATCATCAGGGTTAGAGAAATCAAAACCTGAATCCTTGTAGTCCTCTTCATCTTCATACCCCTGAAGAACAAAGAACTTTGCCATTGCTTCATCTTCGCTTGTGGCCATAACGCTGTATGACTCACCAGTTAGGATTGTGTAGTGTTGCTTTTCCATTATGCCACCGCTTCCTGTCTGAACGCATTTAAGTATACCTCTTCGGTAGGTAGTTTGTCAAGAGGGAAACGCACCTCTACGCCACAGTTACTAATAAACTCATTAGTCTGGAAGTTTACGGTAAACACACCTTCACAGAATAGTTCATCGTTTTCAAAATCGGTATCCAAGTGAAGAACAATCTCATTACCCATAGAATAAGCAATCACGTTAAGAATGTCGCTGCAAGTGTTACGTGACAGCTGTGGATACATACGTTCAAGCATGTTACCCTGCTCCAATGTGATTAGTTCAGCATTGGTGTTCATTGCCTCATAGGCCATACGCTCAATCTGCTCTACAGTACCAGCAACACACTTGCTAAGATTATCTTTGATACGGCCAAGCATTCCATACTTAGAAATGATTGACAATACATTTAGACCCTGTCCGCTAGGGTAGTGGTCCCATTGACCATACTGTGCAACCTTGAGTACGCCATCTGCGTCAATAACCTTAGTTAGTCCTCTAGTTCCCATTCTTTTCCTTCTTTCGTTTGTTTGTCTATTATAGCAAGGGGGTCAGACATTTTACCCTTCGTCTGCTAATGCTTCCTGAATCTCATCTTCCGTTCCAAACTCCCAACGCTCACAGATAACGCAGTTCTCATACTCTCCAACATTCTGGTCGTGAGTCTGGTTCTCAACATACCAACGCATAAAGTCTGGTCGCTTGTGGTCACTAATAGAATCAAGAACCTCAGTGAAGTGACCGTCAATCTCACCTGCGTCTACAATCACAATGTTGCTTGCGTCACCCCAAGAGCCTTCGTCTGCGAAGAACATGAGGTATGGATTCTTAGTGTTGTCAAACTCAATCATTAGTTAGCCTTTCTTTATGTCTCAAGTATACCAATACCCACAGACATTGTCAAGTTAATCCAGGCGTTTCGTAAGCTTTTCTTAAAGGTTTTATTATTTTGTTACAAACGGGGGCGGCCCCCCAAAACCGCAAATGTCAAGCCTGGTTCGATCTTTTCCAAAGATCTTTTTGACATCTGCGGTAGAGTGGTGAGTAGTTTTACGACATACTCAGGTCTTCCCATTTACTTCCCAACAAGGAAGAAACTTGACGGGGACTTCCGCTTCTGCTTTACAGGAATGTTCTTGGTCTGGTTGGTAGCACCAATAAACTTTCCATCTGCCGTGCGAACTACTGCCTTGTAGATTTCACCATTCTTGGTGTTCCACTTCTCGGTTGCGATAACAATCTTCTTACGAGCCATTTGATTTCCTTTGTTTGTTGGGATTATTAGAGTGAGCAGTTTAGAACACTTACTCAGGTGTTTTTCCGAGATGAACGGAAAGGGTTATAGCAGTTCCATTACGGAGTTATAGGTTGAAGCATTGACTTCTTCCTGCTGAGTCATCTTGAGAACCTTTAGGTTCTTCTTGAGCAAGTCCAACTTGGTAGTGTAGTCACGACCATAGTAGCACTTCTCATTTGGTCGTGCTGGCTCTTCTGGCTTCTTTGGGAAACCTAGTGCCTCAGTATCAAACTCAACAGACACGCCGTTGTAGCGGTAGTTACCTGTTACACGAACAAGTGAGCCATTCTCAGTTCCAATGTTGCTTGGGTCAGATAGTGCCTTGATAGCGTGAGCGATAACTTCCTTCTCATACTGCTTTACATCAAGTTCATACTGCTTGCGAAGTCCAGAGTAGTTCTCAATGTCCTGCTCTACCTTTGCGATTTGTGCCTCAACTTCTGCGATTAGCGAAGCGGTTGGGATTTTGACAGATAGCGATTTCGCCATTATTTCTTCCTTCTTTCGTTTGGGTTGTATTACTATTTTACTAGACTTGGGGTAAGAAGTCAAGTAGGTGGGCAGTTTTACTTGATACCCAGCAAGAAGCCTAGGGGCTTACCTTACTTGACAGTAGTCCAGCGTGGCTGACCATTTACATCAAGACGGACACGCATAGAACCAGACTTGTTCTCTACGATTTCCTGAATAGTGCCTACTACACCGCTCTTAGCGGTAGTGAACTGCGAGCCAACAGTTAGAGTTGCGTTTGCCATTTTGCTTCCTTCACCTAGTCTTTCACTAGGATTTTGTTTGGGGAGTTTTTTCTCCGTTATTTGCTTACCTATTTATTATAGTGGATACCACAGACATTTGTCAAGTCTATTTGATAACTTTTTGATAACAACTATTTACTTTTTTGTCTGTTGATTTCCAACTACATCTATTATGGCATACCCCTCCGACATTGTCAAGTCCAAATAGGTGAAAAATGTCACAGCTTCATAACGCTATCGTAACTTGACAAAGCTAGCTGGATGGGGGCGACCCTCCTACTTAGGGCACTTCTTGTGGCCAATCTTTTTATAGTAGCTTTTCCACACCTTACCGCATTCCCTGCACTGATAAAAATCGTGCTCTTCACCTTTGATCTTGTATGTTGGTATCATTGTTTATCCTTACTTTTTGGTGGCACTGAACAGAATGTCTGCCTTATTAAATACACAGAGTGAACACGAAACACATGCACTACCCTTTTCGCTAATAAGTTTAATTTGCTTACGGTTTTCAGGGCACATGGCTGCAGGCTTATCTTGAATTTCTTTGAAGTCTGCCTTGCCTTCTGCAAAATTGGTTGCAAGGTATGCTAACTTTACATCATGCTTCTTCTTGAGACGAATGCCTAGTGAACGGTTTGCACTATCAGTGCTAAAATAAAGTGATAGGTTAGCAATACCAGTTAACGGTTCAACAGCGAATTCTGAACGGGTATAAGCCCAAAATTGCACATCAGCATGCTTTAGGATTACATCCTTCCATGCTAATACATAAGTCTCATTAAAAAAGTCACCATCCCAGTGAATACGGAATAGTTTTTCTGCATTACGCTTTTCACAGTCTGCATTGAAACTAACTATCATTTCATCAAGTAGGTTATACATGGTGAGATAATCAGCGTCTTTTAGTTGCTCCCAATTATTGAGCAACACATTCTTTACTCCCTTGTAGACTTTTTCGAGTTTGCCAGCATAGCATACACCCTCACATACAGTCGTCGCACCAGGGCAGGAATAACTTTTACCAGCAGGTAAGCCAAAAGTATTAGCGATAGTAGGGGTTTTACCATTAGGTGATACAGCGTTAGCAACTTTTCTGTCCTTGCTTCTTGTTAGTGCCATTGGGGTCTACCTTTCTTTATGTATCTACTTTATCATTAGGGTCTGACATTTTAGGGCAAATCTATAGCGTGTCTTAAAGATATTTTAAAAGCTAGCTGGGGGGCGGCCCCCTGGGGGGATCCCTATAGATACTCTATAAGGTCCCCATCAAATCCAGACATGTCCAAATCATTCATTAACTCCATAGCAGAAATCTCTCCCTTTTGAAACATCTCTACTAGTTCAACTACGTATTCATCCATTAGTCATCCTCCTCCACTGGCTCAAACATCTGAGCAAATCTCAACAACTGGTTATAGTCCAGCTTGCGTAGTGTTTCCCACATTGCAGGGGTAAGCTTGTCTAGGTTCATTAGTCTTCATCCTCATAGTCATCGATTAGCCAAGCGTCAAGGTGTGCATGTTCGATTACTGCCCATGCTGGTGCATGGTCACTTCCGTCACGCCAACGAATCTGAAACGGTTCACCATTACGGTCTACGCCATCGAACGGTAGTTTGATTAGACGATTAGTGTCATCTTCCCAATAAGCGTCAATAGCCTCAATACATACTGGAATCATAGCCTGTGGAATAGGTGGATAGTGATTACCACGCAAGTGCATGGATAGTTGCTGCTCTAGCGTAACATCAAGGTTAGTTGCTAGGTCTAATGCTTGCATTGCTCCCATTGTGTTGCCTTTCTTTTTGTTGATAAGATTATTATAGACTTACCCTCAGACATTATGAGTGTTCGGCAATAGCCTTACGCTTGTTAGCCATACGGCTGCCCTTGCGGTTTTCAGGGGTAACGACTAGGTGTGGTGATAGTAGCATAGCACGAAACAACTCTGCTGAGTGTGCCTTACGAATAGCGTTATTAGTCTTGCTCAATGGCTTCTTGTTTTTCTTCATAAGATTATTTTACATCATAAATCAGGAAATGTCAAGCATTATCTTAATTGATTTGATAAGCTAGGGGGCGACCCTTCTAGGTCCAGTCCCAGTCCTTATTGAACATGTTTTCATCATACCACTGCTGAATCTCCTCAGCGGTCATGCCAGCAAAAAACTCGTTAAATTCTTCTACGTTCATGGCTATAGCCTATCACAGCCCTCAGACATTTTGGGAAAACTGGAGAAATATCTTAATTACGTAATCGAATTGACAGAGGGATCACGGAGGGGCGGCCCTGTGGATAACTCTGTGGATAAGTACAGAGCCATCCCAGGATCAGCCATTTTAGAATGGTGGCTTGTTTTTTTCTAGTTCTTTTCTAAGCTTGTTGATTTGGGCCATTGCTAGGATATTAGTGCCCATGAGAAGAATGACAACCAGTTCCATTATTCATCCCCCTCCGTTAGTTCAGCGAATACTGCGTCAATAAACTTCTGGTAGTTGAAGTTTGGGTTATCGTTTTCAAACATCTCTGCGAAACCATCTGCGATTTCTTGAAGAACCAAAAAGTCAATCTCATCAACGAACTGATTTAGAATGTTTGCGGTCTGAACATAGTCTTTGCGTGTCATCATTATTTTCTATCCTTTGTTTGTTTGTTGTTATTATTATACAGGGTTGCTCTGACATTTGCAAGGGGACACGATAATTGTCATTCCTTGAGTTGTTTCAACACTTGCAAGAGTGTCGCAAGCGTCACACATGAATAGTTGCATTGAGTATTCTGCTTCTTTTCTTAGTTTCATTAGTTATCCTTCACAATCGTGACCGAAGAACCATTCTCCAGCCTCTTCTTCATTCCATAGGTCAAACGTGCGGTTACATTCTTTGCATTTCATTGACATGATTTCTCCTATCGAATACGAACAGCGATTGTTCGGTATTTATATCCGTAGCCAATCTCTGGGCGGATAGTTACAAGGTAAGCCTCATCATCTGAGCCATACCAAACATCATCACGCTTCTCTGCGTATTCAATAGTTCCACGCAAAGTGTTTGAGCGGTAGTAAGTTCCCTTTAGGGCTTCTTCGATTGTATAGACATTTGCTGACATTAGTTGTCCTTTCTTTGTTACCATTATTATACATCAGGGGTCTGACATTTTGCAACACGACACGCCGTAATTTAGGGAAATTTTTGATCTTTCTTAAAAAGTTATGCACAAAGTTATCCACAGGGGGCGACCACGCCTTCGGGCGTGTCGCAGCTAGTAGTTCCACTCCAAAGGGTCATAGTCAAACGGGCTACGCTCATCCTGGTCACAGCCACAGCAAGGACGGTCTTCACACTTACACATAGGTTTTACCTTTCTTAGAAACGAGGGTCTAGCAACTCAGGGGCAAGAGTAGCAATAACTGAACCTAGTTCAGCAATACGGTCTAGGTCATTCTGGTCAATAGTGTAACCAGCGTCATCCATAGCCTCAACGGTGTTCATTCGGATGGTTAGTTCATTAGCAAGGGCTTTTAGGTTCATTAGTTAGCCAACTTTCTTTCATAGTAGTCAATCATAGTGTCTAGGTCTTCGTGGCGAACATAGGCTGAAAGCATACCATACATACGGGCATACACCATAGCATTACCGTCACCTTCTTCACGAACAAAGGTTTCCAATAGGGCTAGTTTTTCGTCTGTGGTCATTAGTTTACCTTTCTTATTTATTTTAGTTTACACTTACCCTCTGACTTTTTAGCCAAAAGATTCCACCATTAGAATGGTGTGCTCCTTTTCAAACTTGGAGAGGTCACGAACGCTCACAGCCGAAACAACGGTCTGTCCGTTCAGAATGTAAGTTACCTTTAGCATTAGTTGCCCTTTCGTTAGGTGAAGTTATGGCTTATTCGCTTCTAGTTTATTTGCTCTTACGAGGCTCACCTATCAGGCTCATCTATAACTTCACTATTTACTTTCTATACTTCTATCTAAGCATACTATTAGTCATTTGTCAAGGGTATTTTGGTAACATTTTGGTAAACATTTGGTAAACACTTTAAAGAGCTAGAAAACTAGATGTAGGGTTCTTAACGTAAAAGAGCTACTAGATGTGGGGGGGCGACCCCATTTCCGATCATTTGTCAAGCTGACACGCCGTGTTTTACAAAACTTTTTTTACTAGACCAGGAAACTGCATTAGCAGGGCAACGGCTAGACCAATCTCTAACCCTAGAGCAAATACTTCTTGAATGGTTGAAGTTGGAATACCGCCAGCCAAAACTAGCAGGGCATAAAAAGCAGTATAGGCAACAGCCACAACAGGAATAAGGATTAGACCAAATACAAAACGACGAACAACATACTTCATTACAAATCACAACCAATCATAGGGTGCTGGCTAGGGATAACATTTTCACCACAACGGAAACATTCTTCTGAAACAATCTCTAACAGGTCTTCACCTAGATAGTCTTCAGTCTCTTGATTTACAGGCATTAGCCCGTCATACTCATTACAAGCAGGGCACACATACGCATAGGTGGTGCTATAGCAGTAAACACATACACGAAGGTCTTTGTCTACATTTTCAAACTTACTCATTTAGTTTTCCTTTCTTTATGTTTCTATTATGGCACAGGGGTCAGACATTTACCACTTACGGGTAGAGCCTTTTGCCTTTGCCAATTTAGTTAGAGCCATTAGTTGCTTTTCTTCAAAATCTGAGATTTCCCAATCCAATACCTTTTCGGCATAGTCAAGCAAATCTGCCAACTCTGTTTCGATTTCCTCTAGGCTAGAGTTGTGGTTGATGTATGGGTTGAAAGCAAGTCCCTTTTTCATTTTCTGTCCTTTTCTATCTATCTAAATACTAACATTACCCTCAGACATTATTCCTCGTCAACAAGGAACATTACTAGGGTTGAGATTACACCAATAAGGCTAAACATACCTAGCACAAAAGCACCCATCTGGCTGAAGGCAGAGACATAAGCGTCAAGGGTAGTCATTGCGGTATTTCCTAGGAAGAAGGTTAGTGATACGCCTAGGGCTGATAGGATTGCTACTTTTAGGGTTAGAGTGTTACGCTTAGTCATTTTCTGTCCTTTTCTTTGTATAGTTATACATTAGCATAGGGGTAGGACATTATGCAAGCTTTTAGGGGGTGTGTCGTAGATTTATTTATAACAGTTTGATAACGGGGGGCGACCACTTTTTGGATCAGTTGTCAAGCTTTTCCAACAAGTGTTCCTCTAATTCCTAGTGCATCACATGACACACGCAACGAAGTACCGTTTTTTATTTTAGAGGGGTACTGTTCAATAAACGCATTAACACTTTCCTTATTTGGAAGTGTAATTGTTGAAACATTACCATTAAAACTTTCTAATCTAACTTTATACATATTTATATTTCCTATTCTTTAGATAAGTGAGTAAGTATCTTGGTGAGCAACACACTCACCCATTTCACCATTTAGGTGGTAGTGAGTATCTAAACCCATTTCAATTTCTTTTCCGTTATCAAGAGTGATACGGACAGCGTGGGCATTGTGCCCGTGAATCTTAGTTACAACACCAAAAGCGTTAGCCTTAGTGTAGTACATTTTACGGGCTAAGAAACCACCGCTAGGGCGTTCTGAACCTTCGATTTTTTTACTACCTGCACGATTGTAGATAGCAACAGTAGAACCTAGTTCAATAGTACGAAATTTTTTCATTTAAGTTATCCTTTCTAAGATACTTTCTTTTATGCCATTAGTATAGCAGGGGGGTCTGACAAATAGGGGCTTTATTTGCTAAGGCTCACTGTGATACTAGTCACATTTATTTGCTTAGGCTCATTACCTTATTTATCTTTATTTAATTGTTTATAGTAGAATACTAGCACAGAAAACCCAAAAAGTCAAGACGACACGCCGTATTTTTAAAAGATTTTTTATAACGTTCTTATAACGACACGCCCGACAGCGTGGGGCGACCATATATGGTACCCCTTGTCAAGTAGGCCCCTATATAGGGGGGTCTATATAGGGGGTATATATAGAGGTGATATATACTACCCTTCTACCATAGGGCAGTACACTACCTTCTTGCTTTGCTGGTGTACCATACCGCTAGGGTGTACCTCACGCTTTAGGATAACCTCGTGTTCCCAACCCCTACCTGTGATGGCAGAGTTAGTTACTGACTCACCACATACAGAGCAAGTACCAAACCATAGTCTGTTATCTTTACGGAAACCATCAGCAGGGTTTAGAACAGTGAATCCATCACCAATTCCATTGATACGAATTGATTCGAAGTTTTCTTTTGTGATTACTAGTGACATTTGATGTCCTTTCTTTTTCTTTCTTTATATAGTTATACTAACACGAAGTACTGACAAAGTCAAGCTGACACGCTGTTATTTAGATAACAATTTGATAACGGGGTAGGGGTGCATCCACACTATTTTTTGGTTGATTTTTGTTCCAAAACATGTATCATACATATTTAAAAAATATTCAGATTTTTGTCAAATCGAAAATTTAAAAATTTTTTCAGAATTTTTCCAGGAGGCCATGGTGATCTAGCCAAATAAGGACAAGCTTGTAAGACACATTACACATATCTCCAATTTGGCGAGGGGACTTCTTGAGTTCAATAAACTGAGTATAGAGAAAATCACGATTCTTAAAATCTGCTGAGTACATACATTCTTCCTTTACATAAAAAATAGACTAGATACATTTTAACATATCTAGCCTATTTAGGTTTTATATTTTTAACGGTTTAGGTTAATAATGCCATTTTCCAAGAGTAGATCATATAGCATGCCATTAACATACATTAGCTGAGGTCTCTGTTGAGAAAGAGCTTGTTCAACTTGATCACTTGGTGCATTCTGCTGAATAGCCATTTGACGATTCATATTGTCAATGGCATCTGTCATGAGCTGTACAACTTCATCACGTAGCATATCTGTCTCCATTTCTACTAGTAGGTTACCATCATATCATATCTTGGAAGATAGTGCAATTTGGGACGGTACACAATCAGCTTCGCTGATCTCAAATAAGACTTACCATTTACCCATAGGACATTTAGCTTGAATCAATGTAGTCTTAAGGCTCATAAAACATCCACACTTACGACATCTTTGAGTTTTAGGTCTTAACCATTCACATGCATTGCATATAGCTAAACGTTCCTCTACCAAGTCTTTATCTGAGCGTGCTTGGTTAGGATTAAATAAGTCTATAAACTTGACATCTTCATCTTTATCTGTCATAATGGTCTATTTTATCATAAAACATGCTATAATTTGAGTATGACAATTCCTAATAGTTCAGTACGTCAGCATGTCGTTAACAGTGGAGACATCCTGGCCCTTGTTACTGGTCCCGACGTTTATCAGCCACTCACAGAAACAGCCTACGCCGTTGTTGTAGCAAAGGAAGAGCTAGACAAGCTACCATCTAGAAATGGTCTAGTGGTTGCAGATTTTGGTGCTGGAACTGGTCAGCTAGGTATTTACCTAAAAGCTATTTTCCCAGAGTTGGTCGTTAAGCTTTACGAAAAAGATGCTGCTGCAGAAAAGTATATTCTGGAAAATGTAACTACTCATGTAGGTCTTGCTGCAGATGCAGTAGAAGTTAACATTATGGATGTTGCTTCAATCAATGGAAAGACAAGATTTGATGCTATCATCTCATGCCCTCCTTACTACGCAGATGTTGTAAAGACTCTTCCAAATATTTCACACCCACACACAAACGATCCAGATGCTACTGTTTATGGTGGATTTAAGGGATTAGAAGTTCAGGCTGTCTTCCTAGACAAGGCTGCACAGACTCTTAAGACTGGTGGTTTTGTTGTTGTAGTCCACGCACGTTCAGCAAAGGAAGATATTGCTACAATGCTAACTGATCGTGGATTTAGCAACATTACTTATTCACAGGATCCAAACCCATCATCTCTAATGCCTATTGTAGATGCTGGATTTACTGTAGCTTATAAGTAACCCATAGATTAGCAATTGCTCACTAGTTATCTAGTGGGCTTTTTGCTTATTTGGGGATGGATATCTCTATATCACGCCGAACTTATCCGCTGGACTTAAAAACCATTTTGTCGCTTCGCTTTTATCCACAGCTTGTGAATAACTGTTAAAAAGTAAAGTATAATTGGATTATTATGAATTCGCTGAACCTCACAGAAATGATTTTAGGAATTGTAATTTCAGCAGCAACAATTATTTCTTTAAGTGCTGCAGGGGTTCGCTGGCTTGTAAAACATTACTTCAATGATATTAAGCATGAGCTTAAGCCAAATGGTGGATCAAGCATAAAAGATCAAGTAAGTCGAATGGAAGCTCAACATAAAGAATTTAAGAATAGACTTGACGAAGCTGACATTTTGCGTAGAGATATGAATAAAAAGATTGACAAAATGTATGATTTGCTTTTAGATTATATTGCTAATAAAAAGTAATATATAATATATATAATATATAAGATATAAAAGATATATTCTACTTAAAGATAGTTTTTAATATATATAATAATAATAGTGTAGCACAGAGTTCTGTTCTTTGAGGCCAAATTTACAAAAATCTTTATAACTCTTTTATAACTCTTTTGTAAAGAAACTGAAAACAGTAAAATATGATATACTTTGAATGGCTAGTATCTAGGTCTGTCTCTCATACCCACCATGCCTAGATACTAGTCTTTTTTCATTTTATGATGTATAATGGTATTACTATGGCATCACTTTACGAACCCTCAACCTTTGGCTCAGACCCAGCTATTGTAAAATGGCAGGTAGTGCGTGGCGACACATCTGAAATCCGCATAGAATTCTATGAGCCCGACGAGTCTACAGTGATTAATACATCTACTTGGTCATACATTGCTAGTGCATATGATCCAAGACTAGATACCATCGATGAACTTATCGTTACACCTGGAAATGGTTTTGTTGTAGTTACAGCTCCCTCAGAAGTTACAAAACTTTGGGGTTCAGGCCATGGTTCAGTCATTGCAGAGCTACTATTTGATTTACAGGTTACTAAGCAAGATGGAACAATTTGGACACCAGTACTTGGAAATATCGTTGTCCTAGGTGATGTCACTTATGGAGGAAGTCTATGACAGTAATTAAGATTGTCCCTATGCCAGGATCCCCTGGCCCAAAGGGAGATAGAGGAGACCGTGGTCTTCAGGGAGAGCCTGGTCAAAATGGTTTGTCTGGTGCATCAGCTTATGCTACAGCAGTAGCACATGGATTTAGTGGTTCAGAGGGACAGTGGGTTGCTTCACTAACTGGTCCAAAAGGCGACAAAGGCGACAAAGGTGATACTGGAGATCGTGGATTGTCTGGAGCATCTGCATATCAAGTAGCTATTTCTAATGGATATACTGGCTCAGAGTCTCAGTGGTTAGCATCATTAGTTGGTGCCAAAGGTGATAAGGGCGATCAAGGTATCCAAGGTATCCAAGGTATTCAGGGTATTCAGGGTGTCAAGGGTGATACTGGAGACACACCTACAGTAACTACAACAGGATCATATACTCCAGTACTATCTGGAACAGGTCTTTCAATTACAAACAATCTAGCTACTGGAAACTACACTCTAGTTGGAAATATTGTATTTTTCAGAATAAAGGTTCCACTAACATATGTAGCTAATTTTGGAACTGGCTCTTATTCTCTGACTCTTCCATTTGCTCCTGCAGCAGATTTTATTGTACGTGATGGTGTTATCAATGATGCTTCGGCAGCAGTTAAATATACCCTTAGCTTACATGGTACACTTGGAAGCACATCAGGAAGTTTAAAATATACAGCAGGAAGCCAGTTCTACGATGTAGACTACAACTCTCCAGTTGTTTTAGCAACAGCAGATAGTTTTATTATTAGTGGCACATACGAGAGGCAGGCATAATGGCTTATCCAGCAACATATGATATGAAGTATTACAAGGGAGATACCCTTGAATTTAGAATCTACCCCAAAGATAACTCTGGTGCAGCTTTTGATCTAACTCAGTTCAACACAGCAAAATTTACTATTGCTGAAGCCAGAGGAGATGGGGCAACTAGATATACTGGCTATGCTACTATAACTACAGATTCAACAAATAACTTAACATATGTCACTTGTGCTATTCTTCCAGGTACTGGTACAGAATTAGATCCAGCAAAGACATATGTATATGACGTTGAAATTACAAAGAATGCTACACCATATCCATATGTATACACTTTGGTTACTGGAACTATTACAGTTACAGATCAAGTTAGTGGTGCTTTGTAATGACAGATATAACTAGCACGATTTCTTCTATTAATTTAAATGTTCTTAGCGGTCCGTCTGCTATTGATATTGCAGTAGATTATGGTCAAAGAGGTGATCGTGGTAGTTTAATTCTTTATGGAATGGGTAAACCACACCTAGTGACTTTACCTTCAACTCCTGCAATTTATGATATGTATATCAATCTTTTACCATCTGACGATCAGTATCAGTGGGTATACCAATATATTTCTCAGCCATCTGGAAACGGATGGGTTCCACTATTTAAGCTAAATCCAAATACTTACAGTAAAAATGAAGTGCTTTCATTTAATAATGGCAGTGCAGAAATTTGGATTCCAATTGCTTTTATTACTGGAGGAGAAGTATCGATTACCAATATTAATGCCTCAAACTTTAATATTCAAAATACAATTATCTCACAAAGTCCAATAGCTTCTTCCGTATATGTTGGAGATATAGCAATTTCACCAGATGAAATCTTGGCCTTACCAATTACTATAAAAGCATCAGAATATGTTGATGGTACTTGGTCATTACTGTCTGGAGAAAAGACAGTTCATATTTTTATTACTATGGTATAATTTAGAAAGGTGAAAAATGGCTTCTCAAAACATTGACGGAACTACTGATGGTAGTGGAATCTTAAATACAAAAGTCCCAGGATATGATGATCCTGCGGATATTCAGGCTGCCCTGAAACTTTTCCTATATGGTTCAACAACTTATAATCCAGATCCATCTACATATCCTGGAAATACACTTAATGACAAGATTGCAGCAGCTAAAGCAGCTCTACCAAATCCTTCTATTGCAAGATATATTAATGTAGTTCAGCAAGAGATTGCAGCTATTCAGGCTTTGGGAATTGGATCATCTTATGGGACAGAGCCATCAAATCCAGTTGTTGGACAAATTTGGATGTCATCAGCAACTGTAGATACTATACCATCTGCAGCAGTTGCAATCTATCAGTCATCTGAACCAACAACAGACTTATATAATGGCTTGCTTTGGGTAGATAGTAGTGGAGCAAATCCAGTGCTAAAAGTTTATAGTACAGCTTCTAGTTCATGGAAGGTAGTGAATTGATAAATGGCAACAATTAGTACAGACTCAAAGGTAGCTTATCTATATGATGGTTCAAGCTGGAGACCAATTCAGGCTGCAGGTGGAGTAAACCCATCAGCAGATTATACATGGGCTGGAACACATAATTTTCAGACAACTGTAACATTCGATGCAGTAGTTAAAAATAAGGCTGGAATTAATAATTATCTGAACCCATCTGCTAGAGATGCTGCCCTGCCTTCTCCTATTACTGGACTTGTAGCATTCGTTGCACAGGCCTCTGACGGCTCTACAATCAATGATATTCAGTTCTATGATGGAACAAGTTGGAGATCATCAAATGATGCTGCAATTTTAAAGAATGCATCAATTACAGCAAATGCATATACCCTAGTTGCATCAGATGCAGGAAATAGTCTTAAGGTTTCTGAGTCAACAGACACTACAATTTATATTCCAGAAAATGCTTCTAATTCATTTAAAGTTGGTCAAAAAGTTGAGATAATTCGTTACGGTACTGGAGGAGTTTCTATTGCTCCAATTAGCGGAAATGTAACTCTAAATAGTAAAAATGGAAATAGAAAAATTGCTACAAGGTATTCAGGTGCGGTTCTTACAAAAATTGCAACCAATGAATGGCTCTTAATTGGTGATTTGACGGCTTAGGTAGAGTAGATGCTAGGTTCTTTTGGGTTATGGGCATCTTCCAAGGGTATGAAATCAGTTTCAAACCTTGTAGGACAGACTCGTGCAAATGCTAAGACACAGATCGTTTCTGATGGCTTTATTGTAGGAACTGAAACTGCTCAAAATTATACAAATGCAGCTGATGCAGATAAGAATGATAAGATTGTCTCCCAAACACCATCAGCTGGAACTCTTGCTCAGTACGAGTCATCTATAGATATTTCATATGGAGTATTTAACTTTACTCCATTTGGAGTTTTTGGATTTACCCCTACATTTGGTGTTTTTGGATTTACTCCTACATTTAACGTATTTAGCTTTACACCATTCAATGTGTTTAGCTTTACACCATTCAGCGTATTTGGGTTTGCATTCTCAGTGTTTGGATTTACACCATTCTCAGTGTTTGGGTTTGCATTCTCAGTGTTTGGTTTTACACCAACATTTGCAGTCTTTGGTTTTAGATAGTCTCAATATATCTTATATACGAGATATCGCTATAGTTTCCACCAAATCTGACTACATTATCAATTGATGTTGACTTTCCTGGAGCAGGAGAATGGATCATCAACCCATCACCAATATAAATTCCAACGTGGTATGCCTTTTTACTATTTTCATAGTGAAAAGCTACAATGTCGCCAGGCTTTGGATCAAAAACCTTTTCTCCACCAAGTGCCTGAACTGTTGCTCTGTGTTCCAACTCTATTCCAAGTTGTTCGTAAAACCACATAGTTAATCCTGAGCAGTCCCAACCAGACGGGGTAGCACCAGAGAATACATACCAGGTTTTTCCAACATATGATCTGAGTTTTTTAATATTGGCATTAACTAGGTCAGTATTTTTCTTATATTGTAATAGTCTGATTGTTTCTTCAATAGATATTTTATTTTCAGTCTCAGATAGCTGAATTGAAGTTGCAGTGCTTCCATCAATTTTGGATATGGAATCTGCATTTGCTGGGGTTACAGATGATGTAAGTATTAATAATGTGGTTGCAGCAATACTAGTCGATTTAATAGTCTTCATAAGACTACCTCCTTATTTTTTATGTTGTTACGACCCCTGTCACTGGTCCTGGCAGACAATATTCTTTACAGCGATAGCCTTGAATATACTTGTCTATAGTCTCTCACGATTGTCACGTTGTTGTCACTCTGCTTGATCATTTTTGCCTATATGAACAAAAAGTACCCCGAAAGGTACCATTCGATTATAACATGTTTTAAACTATTTTTCAACACAAATCTGGTATACTATTATCATGGCAACTGGAAGATCAACAAATTATAGCCTACCATTCCCATTGGCGGTAGATGCTGTTAACGTACATGGTGATATTAAAAGTCTAACTGAAAGACTTGACGCAATCCTTCCACAAGCTTCATATGTTGATATTCCAGCAAAGAATTCATCTACTGAGGTTATTCCAGCAGGATATCCAGTAACAATTACTGGTCATGATGGAACAAATGTTCAAATAGCAAAAGCTACAGCAGCATCAACAACATCAATTCTTGGGCTAACACGAACAGAAATTGCTGTTTCTGGAACTGGAGTTGTTGTAGTTGCTGGAGTAATTAATGATGTAAATACTTCATCTTTTACAGCAGGACAAACATTGTATTTAGCTCAAAATGGTGGATTGACTGCAAATGTTGATGGAACACAGGGAACTGCAATAGCAACAGTTGTAAAGCCAGCAACAGCTGGTTCAATAATAGTTGGTGCTAAGTCAAATTCAACCTGGGGATCGCTTAAAGCTGGTCTTTCATAATTAATGATATAATAAAACTATGGCTGTTCTTCGTACAACTACAACTACTTCAACTCAAGCAGTCAATGCTGCAGGTGAGATTGAGGTTGGTGCAACTCCGCCAATTATTAGATGGACACTAGTCAAGGGTGACTACGCTTCATTCAGATGTTATATTGAAAATGATCAGGGTGTTCCAGTAGATCCAACTGCATATTCAATAAAGGCAGACTTTAGACGTGGAACAGAGAAGCTATTCCATGTAACACCTGAGCAAACAGAATTTGACAATGCAGGTGAATTTACCGTTAAGCTATTACCAGCTCAATCTAAGCTTCTTCAGACAAATGATATTTTTGACGTTCAGCTCTCTGATGCTGTCGTAGTTTGGACGGTATGCCGTGGAATTATGACAGTAATCGCAGAGGTAACTGACAAATAATGGCTAAGTCTCAAGTAATTACTAACGATCCAACTAATCTTTTTATGATTAGATCAACAATTAATCCTATTGCAGAAATTGCATCAATAAAACCAGCGAATTTAATTACTGCAGAAAACACTAACTTTGTATCAAGAATAGATATCATAGAAAACTTGCCATTTAGAATAAGATTTTTAGATGTGTTTGACACTTATGATGCAAGTAGAGCAGCACCTATTGGTACAGCTGTAATTGGTTATAGCAACTACATTCTTTAAAATGCTTAAATATACTGTATAATATAAGCATGGCTAGAATTGCAGAAACCAACCTCAAAACCCTATTTGAAACTGGCGATAGACCAACTCAAAGTGATTATTCATCACTAATTGATACCACTATTGCACAAGCAACAGATCTTGGGTCATTTGGAAATAACGAAAATGTAATCACTGGTATCGAAGGATCAACTGTGATTGACTCATTTGATGCTACTACATGGAGAATGGTTAAGTATCTAGTATCAATTTCAAAAGTCACAAATGGTGACAATAAGTTTTATGCAACAGAACTAACCGTACTATGTGATGCTGATGATATTAGCGTTACTGAGTATGGAACAATTGACAATGATGGGAATATGGGCACCGTTAGCGTCTCTCGCTCTGGAGGTACTGTTAATTTAGTAGTAACCCCAGACGCAATGATTCGACCTGTGACAGTACGTTTTGCACGTATGGGTCTCAAGGCGTAACTAAAAGGAGATAAGAAATGGCAACAGTCACAAAAGACTTCAAAATAAAGTCTGGTCTGATTGTTGAAGGTGCAAATGCCACAGTCAACAATTATGACGTACTTACTAAGAAGCAAGACGACCAGGACTACATCGTTAACCTTATCGGTGGTACAGCAACCTCACAAAACACACCAAATACTGTCGTAAAGCGTGACGGTAATGGTAATTTTTCTGCAGGTACTGTAACAGCAGATCTAACTGGTAACGTAGTAGGAAACGTAACAGCAGATACCGTTACACTTAATGATGGTGCTAGTAATAGCTCTGTCTATGCAAACGGAAGTGACCTAACTGTATATGGTCACAACAATCTTTACCTAAACACAAATAGTGCAGATATTATTTTGCAGCCAGATGGCTATGCAAAGATCTATAACGAAGTAATTGCAACTCAACCATACGTTGATAACGCTGTAGCTGCGGAAGCTACATCTAGAGATATTGCAATTGGCGTTGAAGCAGCAGCACGTGATAATGCTATTGCTACAGCACTTTCATCAGCAAATGGTTACACAGACACAGCAGTAGCAAACCTTGTTGACTCAGCACCAGCACTCCTAGACACTCTAAATGAGCTAGCAGCTGCACTTGCTGATAATCCAAACTATGCAACTGACATGGCTGCACAGCTATCTACAGCAGATTCAAATGCTCAGGGATATGCTAGTACAGCTCAGACTAATGCAGAAACTTATGCTTCTGGATTAGTCGGACAGGAGGTGATTGACCGTAACTCTGCAATTTCAACTGCTATCAATGCACTTATTACAGATGATGTTGAAGAGGGTACTGTTAATCTATATTTCACTGCTGAGAGGGCAATCAGTGCAGTTGGTGGAACCATTGGTGACGCAATTAATGCACTGACAACAAACGACATCGAAGAGGGATCCTCCAACCTCTACTTTACCGATGCTCGTGCTGTGTCAGCACTTGAAGCAGTAGTTCCAAACTTTACAGAGATTGATATTAACTCTGTTGCAACTCAGGTTGCTGCAACTCAATCAGTTGCTGTAGCTAGTCAGGTAGTTGCACACCAGTTTGCAAACTCAGCACACCGTTCAGCTGAATATACAGTCAAGGTGGCTCATGGATCACACACTGAACTTTCAAAGGTAATGATTACTCTTGATTCTTCAGACAACGTTGCTATCACAGAGTATGCAATTGTTGGAACAAATGGTTCAGCATCAACAATTTCTGCTGATGTAAATGCTGGAAACGTAAGACTGCTTGTTACAACAGCTAACAACAACTCTATCGTTACAGTAGTAGGAACACTTATCGCTTAAGATAATTTAAAGGGAGTATAGTAGATGGCAACAGTAAACAAGGATTTCAAGGTTAAACATGGAATTCAGGTAGCAGAAGGTGGTGTATTTGGTGGCCCAGTGGTGGCATCAGATCCAACTGATGATACTCATGTAGTAACACGTGGGTATTTGAATTCACAAGCATCTGGTATTACTGTTGCCTCTACTGCTCCTGAAAGTCCAGCCACAGGTAAGATGTGGTTTGATACAGTAACAAAAAGAATTAACATTTATGATGAAACAAATGGTTGGATGACAGTAGCCAACATTGATGATACGTTGACAGTGCCTCAGCACATTCACGATACATCTATTGGTGGTAATGGACTAATTACAACTAGTTTCCGTGAAGGTGGGTCAATCCCAGCAAGCCCTATGTCTAGTGGAATTGATGGCGGTAGCCCATCATCAACAGAGTTTACTCTAATTTTTGATGGTGGATCAGTTACTGATAATTTTAACTAAAAATAGGATATAATATAAGTATTTGGTGCATAATTGCACTATTGGAGGAGAATATAAATGGCAACAAGAATGCAGCAACGCAGAGGAACTGCAGAGCAGTGGACATCTGCTAACCCAGTACTAGCAGCTGGTGAAATCGGTTTTGAAACTGATACCAATCAGTTTAAGATGGGTGATGGCACCACTACCTGGGCAAACTTGTCATACTTTAAGAACCTAGAAGATCTAGGTGGAAGTCTTGATGACTATATTCTCCTTACAGAAAAGGGTGCAGCTAATGGTGTAGCTACACTTGATGGCACTGCACAGATTCCTGTTACACAACTTGCTAATCTTATTCACAATGCCCCAAATACTTTAGATACTCTTAATGAAATTGCTGCAGCAATTACTGATGCAAATGGTATTGTAAATACTGCAATTGAATCAGCTATTGATGCTGAGGTTATTGCAAGAAACTCTGCAATTACTACTGCTAATGACACTATTAGCACCAGAATTGATGGAGTTGACACAAGAATTGACGGAATTGACACAAGAATTAATGGCGTTGATGCAACAATCCTAGGTCTAACTACAGATGCAGTCCCTCAAACTGAAACAAATCAGTATTTTACAAATGAGAAAGCACAAGATGCTGTAGCATCAATGATTTCTGGTTCTGGTGGTATTACTGCAACATATAATGATACAGCAAACACACTAACCATTGCAACTGACTCTACAATTGCTACTACATCTGGAGTAGCAACTGCAGTTTCTAATCACAACTCTGCAACCACTAACGTGCACGGTATTTCAGATACTGCCAACCTAGTCTATACAAATGATTCACGTCTTTCAGATACACGTACACCAACTGATAATACAGTAGCTACTGGAAAGATCGTTGATGGAGCAGTAACATCTGCAAAGATTGCTGATGGAACAATTGTTAATGCTGACATTAATGGTTCAGCTGCAATTGCAACATCTAAGATCGCTGGGCTTGACTCTGCTCTTGCAGCTAAGGCCCCTCTAGCAGCACCAGCACTTACTGGAAATGCTACAGCAGAAAACCTTACAATTTCAGGTAATCTAACTGTAAACGGTACAACTACAACTGTATCATCTGCAAACCTAGAGCTTACAGACTCACTAATCTACCTATCATCAACACAGTACGATACAGATATTGTAGATATTGGTATCTTTGGTGCATATGGAGATGCAAATGCTGGACACTTCCACACTGGTCTTGTTCGTGATGCCTCAGATGGCAAGTGGAAGCTTATCTCTGGTGGCTCAGAACCTACGAGCAACGTTGTTGATTTCTCAACAGCAACATATGACACCGTTAAACTAGGCGGAGTTGAATTCTCGGACGGTACTCAGGTTAAAGCAGGAGTTCCATCGCTAACTACTATTAACCAGCAAACAGGTGCATATACTACTGTTCTAACAGACCGTGATAAGCTTATTGAGGTTAACTCAGCTTCAGGAGTTACAGTTACAATTCCAACAAATGCTTCAGTAGCATATCCAGTAGGAACATCATTTGATATTCTTCAAACTGGAGCAGGACAGATTACAATTGCTGGAGCAGCAGGTGTAACTGTAAATGCAACACCAGGACTAAAGCTACGTACTCAGTGGTCATCTGCAACTCTATTTAAGAGAGCTACAGATACTTGGGTAGTATATGGCGACTTGTCAGCATAGTTAGATTTAGAATAGGAAGTATATAGATGAGTAAAAGAGCTGGAAAGCATTCACAGCAAGCAAATGACTTCTTGCAGCCATTGGCACCAACTAGCGTTGTGGCTACTGACGTTGGAACTGGTAGAGCATTTAATGATGGTGCTGCATCTGTAGCGTTTTCACTACCATCCAATTCACAACCAGCAATATCATATACTGTTACTGCATCAACTGGTCAAACTGCAACTGGAGCATCTTCTCCAATTGTGGTTGGTGGTATTGCATCTGGTGCTACACCAACATTTACTGTTACTGCTACAAACTCATATGGAACATCATCAGCATCAGTTGCATCAGCAGCTATTACTATCACAACTGTTCCAGATGTTCCAACTGGAGTGTCAGCATCATCTCCTTCTGGAGCTACATATGATACTGTTACCTGGACTGCCCCAGTAAATAATGGTGGTAAGGCAATTACTAATTATCACGTAACATCATCCGACGGTAAGGCTGGAGACACAGCATCTACAACTATTAATATTGGCCAGGAAGCTGGAACAGCTCAAACTTATCAGGTTTATGCTACAAATGCTAATGGTAACTCAGCTACTTCAGCTGCATCTGGGTCTGTAACAACCTTCTCATTTGTTCCATTCTCAGTATTCAGCTTCTTTGGAGTCTTTAGCTTCTTTGGTGTATTTGGCTTTGTGCCAACCTTTGGAGTATTTGGTTTTGTGCCATTCTCAGTATTTGGATTCTTTGGTGTATTTGGGTTCGTTCCAACATTCAGTGTCTTTGGATTTACTCCTACATTTAGTGTATTTGGTTTTAGATAATCACATAAGTCTCTGCTATGGTGTATAATATATACATACATAGAACGGAGTATGAGGATGTATAAGGACCAAACTCCCCTACGAAGCATAAGCAAGACAACGCAGGGGCACAAATTTTTTGAACGTTACCTTAATAATGATCTAGATGTGTTGACAAAAGAGCTACAGTCTAGATATGAGCTGATTGAGCAGGCTAAGCTTCCAGGTGTGACACCAGTAAGCCCTTTTGAAGCATGGAAAGATTCTAATAGTATCTCAACAATGAAGTGGAGACAGTACAATGTTTTCCAATTCCATATTGATGGAATCTATGAGCTATATAAGGCTATTGGTGATATGGTTAGAGAAGCCTGTGATCACTATGAAATTGACTTTGAAGAACAAAAGTTTATGATTCAGGGATGGTTTAATATTAATCACTCTGGAAATGGAAAGCTTAACTGGCACGAACATGGTGGTCCAGGAGCACCTGACTTCCATGGATATTATTCAGTTGCAGCAGAGCCATCATCAACCCATTACATTGTTTTTGACAATGAGGTTGAAAATATTAATAAAAATAACCGTGCTATTCTTTCAGAAATGGGACATCCACACGCAATGGGTGATTGGTCATGGGATGGTCCAAGAATTACTGTTGCATATGATGTAACTCCACTAGAGTATCTAAAACGTGGAGGATATTCTCAAGAACAGCATTGGATTCCATTACGATGATTTCTATGAACAAGCCACCACAAAAATTTTTTGAAAGATATCTAGATGTCACACAAGAAGATCTAGATAATTTGTATGATTTTTGCATTGCTCGTGAAAAAGATATGCTTGATGGAAAGTTTCCAGGAATTGCCTCAGAAGAAGCAAAGTCATATTATGAAAAAGGCGGTATGACTACTAGAACTTTGGGAAAGTATAATGTTTTTCAATTGCATCACCCAGTAATAAGAAAGTTGCTTGGTGCTGTAAGAGATATGACAAAAGAAGCTTGCGAATACTACGGTACCGATTTTGAGTCAGAAGCATACTATATTCAAGGTTGGATTAATATAGAACCAGCTGACCATGGAGATGCAGAGTTTTATGCACAAACAATGATTGAGCCTAATCTTCACGAACATTGTGGTGGATTGGGAATTCCTGATCTGCATGGGTACTTTTCTGTATTTGCAGAACCATCTGTAACACATTATAGAATTGACAAGGTGACTCCATTTGAAAATATTAATAAAAACTTCAGAGCAGTGCTTTCTGAAACTGGTCACCCACATACACGTGGATGGTGGGGTAACCATGATAAGCGTAGAATCACAATAGCTTACGATACCAGAAGTATTCATGATATTTCTGACGGAGATGCTGGATTGGAACAACATTGGATACCTCTAGTATAGTTAAAGATCATAAGTTCTTCACCAGAGATCTGTCAATAGATCTTTCAAAACTATTAAACTGGACTATTGATCTTGATAATAAGATCAGATCTGGTAAGTTTAAAATAGGTGCAAGTAAAGAAATTCTTGATATTTATAAAAATCAAGCTTCTGGTGCAGGCACTGCACTATTATCTCATTATAATATTTTTGAAATGGGTAATTCAGATCTTAATATTCTAAAAAATGCAATAAATGATGCATTGCTAGAAGCTTGTAATTATTACGGTATTGACTATGATTCTGAAGAGTGGTACCTGCATGGATGGTATAACAGAAATGATAAAGATGTCATGTGGGATGTTTCTCCTATTGATAATGAAGATAAGTGGCACGAACATATGAATGGTGTTGGTGCACCAGTATTTCATGGTTATTATTGTGTAAATGCAGAACCATCCGTAACTGTATACAAGATATTTAAGAATCCTGAAAATATTAAGGTTAATGTAAATAAAAATAATAGAATGGTTTTATCAGAGGTAGGGCATCCACATGGCATGGGTAATTGGAGAGTGGATGATACAAGGATTACTTTAGCATATGATGTAGCTCCAAGAGCATATATTAGTGATGAAGATGCACAAACATGGACAAGGCTTAACTAATGAAAAATTGGATCCTCAGAATAAAATGTTTTATACTAGGGCATAGAGTTGTTCAAGGTACAAAGTGTCCAGTAACTGGAATAGTTAGATTGGACTGTTTATCTTGTGGAGACTCTAATATGCCAAAACACAGCGGTGAAAGTAGATTTAAATGAATAAGACAGATCAAATTAAATATATTAAAGGTTTTGTGCCAAAAGATGTAGTTGATAAAATTCATGCATACTCAGTAAAGCATGATTCAGAGTTCACAGAATACGGTAACAATGAAAAAGAGTTTACCGTAAATGTATTTAAAGATATGACACAGGAAACAAATGATATTCGTGCACTAGTAACAGAGTGGGGGATGAAAGTTTATGAGTTTGTTCTTGAAAACTATGGAGATAATTTTAAGCCATTTGATCCTATGATGTCTCATATTGCTAGATTTGAGCCAGGATGGGGAATGCATGAACATTTTGATGCTGGCAAACCAAATGATATTGCAACATTAATTTATATAAATAATGACTATTTGGGTGGAGATATATACTTCCCAGAATATGGTATATCTCATAAGCCAGAGCCAGGAGACCTTCTTACATTCCCAGATAATCCAGACTATGTACATGGAGTTAAGTCAATTTCTGAGGGTATTAGGTATACAACTCCACGCTGGTTTACACGTATAGTATGATAAAATAGATGTACAATGACTACATCTTTAAGCCTTTATTCATCTAAAATTCTAAGTGAGCATCCACTAGGTCACTGGCCACTTCAGGATAAAGCAGACTACGTTTCTATGCTTTCAAAAACTAAGAGCGACTTGTCTGGATGGACAAAGGTTTCTAGTGATACAGATGTTTCCTTAGTATCAGCATCAGATGCTCCAATGTCTTCAGAATCAGTTTTTAAGATATCAACCCATAACCTTGGATCTTCAAGCATTAAAACTGTAACAGTACTGAGCGATACAATATCAGATTTCTCGCAACTAGATAGTTTTCTATCTACATTCACACTATCAACATTCTTATATTCATATGCTGAAAACACCCAATCTGTTTCTATTGGCTTTGTATATGATGATCCAACATATGGGACAGCAAGAGTCTCTAAGCGATTTACAATGCCGTTTGGAAATAAGTGGGTATTTCTATCTGAAACTTTTGATAGGCCATATAACCTATCTTCAGAATTTAAACTTTTTATAGAAATTGAATTTTTATCAAATAATACAACTGATGAGGTTTCGTTTTTAATTAATGGCCTATCTCTTGGCCAATGGTCAGAGGAATTTAACTCTACGTCTACTGGTATCATTCCAGAAGAGGTTATTGAAAATATTTATAGTCTTGGTCCAAATACAAAAGCGGTAAAGCTATTAGCATCTGCAGAATCAACAAAAGACGGATATTCAATTTGTAAGGGAACAAATATTCTTGGAAAAAAGAACGGAATTCCTATGACATATGGGTCCGAAGCTTCATTCCAGATATCCCCAAATACTACTGGGAAGCCATCTGTGGTAATTCCTGGACTAGGGTTTTTAAACAAATCAGGAGCAAATAGAAACTACACCTTTGAGGCATGGATTAAAGTAGATCATTCACAAGATTCAGAGTTTAGGATAGTTGGTCCAGTAGCTTCAGATGATGGGTTGTATGTAGATGGTCCTTTCTTAAAGCTAAGAATTGGAGATTTGCACACATCACATTATGTTGGAGAATGGTACAGGCCAATGCTTGTTCACATAACAATTTCTAAAGATAGTGTAACCCTATTAGTAAATGGAGAGATTGTCGGAACCATTTCTATATCAAATGTTTCTTTACAGTTCCCTGACGAGGTCCTAGATGGCATTGAGCAAGACTGGATTGGAATATATTCAAATTCTAAAATGTCAATATTTGAAATAAATGCTGTTTCTATATATACATATGTTGTTTCTAACACAATTGCAAAAAGAAGATGGATCTATGGTCAAGGTGTAGAAAATCCAGAATCACTAAATGTTGCATATGGTGGTAAAAGTATTGCAGTAGATTATCAGTTTGCAAAGTATTCAAGTAATTATTCATACCCTAAGATTGGGGCATGGTCTAAAGGCCTTTCAAATAACCTTGCCACCAGTGGAGATTACTTAAAGATTCCTTCTTACAAGGGTATGTCTATAATATCTGCTTCAGCTACACAAGAAGCAATTTTAAAAGAAATGCTTAATGTTCAAAATGAAACTGAAAAATTTATTAAACTTCCTGAAAACTCTTATGGCTATTATGAAAATCTAGATATTCTGCCAGATGGAATAGAGTCTCTACATGTAGTTTATAAGACAATGTCCAATATAACAAAGCAAGAAACTCTCCTAGAACTAAAAGACAAGCTTACTGGAGATTACTTGTCTGTAAAATTATTTGATGGAAACATTAAATATTCTATAAATATTCTTGGCAAAACTTCCACACTAATTGAAACAATAGCTTATGTACATGGAGAGCAGTTTGCAATTGCAATTCACCTAAAACGAATGGCTCAATACTTTGGAAACGAGGTTGCTCTATTTTTATCAAAGTACAAGACCCTATCTTTATATCTTGGTGGAACTGGAAACAATGATACATTTTCTGGAAATATTTATTCAGTCTCTTTCTCAAATCTTCATGCTACAGAAAAATTATCAGAATATTTTGCTCCAAATGGATTAGTCTGGGATGCTGAGACAATTCAGAATGCTACTGGAGAATATGATGCTGGAATGTATAGTACTACATTCTGGGAATTTTTACTAGATGGAGGAAATCCAGCACAACATGCAAACTCTGGACTTATTCAAACATCCTATGCTAGCTATAAGGTATCTCCATATGCAGATAAAAGCACACTATATTTAGATGGATTTGTTAATGGAAGCTGGACTTCGTCAATTCCATTATCATATTTTGGAAAATACTCAAATACTCAATCTGGCAAGAAGACATACGATCTTGACTTTATTCAGTTTAACATTTCATACCCATCTCCTGCAAGCTCAGTAGCTATAACAGAATCTGATGCAGCATGGAGCTATCAAGATTTGTCATTAAAATTTGCAATACCATCACAAAAAAGATATAGTGATTTAGATAACCATCTATATACTGGATATGTAGACTATACTGACCTTCAACATAACACTAGACAAACATATAAGTTTGATACTTCTAGGTCAATAATTAAAACATATATTTTCTTTAAGGATAATGCAATTGTAGATAATTTTTCATCTAAATATTATTCTAATATAATTTCTGCACCAAGAGATGGGGTTATTCAGCCAGGGTCAGAATGGGTAAATACAAAATATGAAGTAGTAGACAATATGATTATTTATCCACCAGCAAATGTAAAATTTGAAAATATTAATATCTATACAGAAATTGTAGTGTCTGTAGACAAAATATCAGAAAAACCAATTGCTATTAACGGCCTTGAGTTATCTTCAGTCGTTTTGGATAATAATATAAGAACTCCAATTGGAACTAAATATGGAATTGACATTTATCCATTTACTGAAAATGGATTCTATTATGACTATAAGTCAAAAAATCCATTTAGCATTTATAAAGGAAGCACTCCATATTTATACCTTACAAAAACTAGCGGAATAAAGCTAAAGGGGTTATTTAATGGTAGACAGTCTAGAGGTATAGAAATTGCTATTAACCAAGAAAAGGTAGATAACTATAGGGTTATTGCAATGCAATGTTTTGCAATGTATGACGATGACTTCTTCCCATATAGTCCTACCGAAATATTTGAGATTGTATCTAATAATCTACATCTAAAATTCTATTTACAGGCAACACATCCAGATGGTCTTCGTGGAAAAATATATGCAATCAACACCAAGACTGGACAGGTTGAAAATGGAATTGGATACTATATTAATGGCAATATTGTAAAAGACCCAGTGCTTACTATTAAGCAGTGGGCTGCCATTGGTATTGGTTTTGCAAATTATTTGGATTGTAGCTTAATTGGAGGTGCCCTAAGAATAACTGGACCACTAATGATTAACAATATATCTTATTACAATTCGTCAAGACTGCAGCAGGTACAAAGAATTTCTGCAAGGCCATGGTTCAGCGTTAGAGAATCTGGAAGAATAAAGTTTGACTGGGTTGACTGGAAGGGAATCTTTAGATGGTTTGAGGTGCTGGTTTTGTCTAGCAAGAACTTCTACGGTGTTGATCCTTCTGATATTTATGCTGCTTACGTTGGGTCTTCTAAAATAACTGTAGATGACAAATCAATTTTAAGGTTATTCAGAAGCAAATATAGAGTCATCTCAAACTCTGTAGCACAGCTTTTTACTATTAATTCTGTTTAATATGGTATACTAGTGGTTATGAAAAGACAAAAACCACGATTTCCTGGTCAGGTTGGAGAAACCAAGGTACAGGTCATACAAGAGAATTTTTCTTTATTTGGAACATATGTTTGGATGAAGCCAAATGGAAAGCCATTTACAGATGGAAGCGGTAATGCCCTATCTATTGAAGGCATGAAAGATGATAAAGCTAGAATTAAAGAGTTAGCTGATGCTGCAAAATATTGGGGGCAGCCAGAAGGTCGTGCCGTATTCTATCCAAACATGCGAAAGATTTCAGACGAAGAACACTCTGAGCAGGTAGACAGAATGAACCAGGGGCTTATTCCATCAATGAATGACCTAGGTGCACTTATTGCTGCAAAGAAAACCCTTGATACCTATGGAGACGTTGAGTAATGTCAGATTATGAAGAAGTAAAGTATATCCATGCATCTCTTCAGGATGCTGAGACAGAGCAGGATCTATTTAAAGATCATGACCCATTTATGAAAAATTGGGATGAACTAAAAAATTACTCTGGCCTAGAAAAGAATTTTAAGCGTCGTACAGAAAGACTTTCAAAGTCAACTGATGTGCTTATTGAAAATAGAACAGTAAATACTGGTATTGATATTAATGATTTGGGATATCAGGATAGTGCTCTTGCGGTAAATCGTGGTAAAGATGATGCTCGTTCAAAGGTAATTAACCCAGGGCGTGTATATCGTAATGGCTATGGAATGTTTGATGTCATCACTCCTCCGTGGAACCTGTACGAGCTAGCAAACTACTATGATACATCATTTGCTAATCACGCAGCAATTGATGCCAAGGTAGAAAATATTGTTGGCCTAGGCTACGACTTTGAAGTTTCAAAGAGAACAATGATGTCACTTGACGCACATCCAAACGAAAGTGCAAAAGAAAAAGCACAAAAGCGTATTGAAAGAATGAGGGTAGAGCTTCGTGATTGGCTAGAAAGTCTAAACCTGGACGAGTCATTTACTGAGGTAATGTCAAAGGTAATGACAGATTATGAGTCTACTGGAAATGGATACCTTGAAATTGGTAGAACAGTTAAGGGGGAGATTGGTTATGTAGGTCATATCCCATCTACAACAATGCGTGTACGTCGTTTGCGTGATGGATATCTTCAGATTATTGGCAATAGAATTGTTTATTTTAGAAATTTCCAGGCAACTAACCCAAACCCAATTACTGCAGATCCACGCCCAAATGAGATTATTCATTTTAAGTCATACTCTCCACTAAACACATTCTATGGTGTTCCAGACATTATTTCAGCTATTTCAGCACTTCAGGGAGATATGCTTGCATCACAATACAATATTGATTACTTTACAAACAAGGGTGTGCCACGTTATGTTGTAACTCTTAAGGGTGCTAAGCTTTCTGAAGATGCAGAAGACAAGATGTTTAGATTCCTTCAGACTAGCCTAAAGGGTTCAAACCACAGAACACTATACATTCCACTTCCTGGAGATTCAGATACTAACAAGGTAGAGTTTAAGATGGAAGCTGTAGAGACTGGTACACAGGAAGCATCATTTAATGAGTACCGTATTCGTAATCGTGATGATATCTTGGTAGCTCACCAAGTTCCACTATCTAAGATTGGTGGTGGAGATTCTGCAGCAATTGCTGCTGCTCTAGCACAGGATCGTACTTTTAAGGAACAGGTAGCTCGTCCTAGACAAGATGCTATGCAAAAGATCATCAATAGACTTATCCGTGAAAAGACAGATATCCTTGAGTTTAAGTTTAACGAACTTACCCTTACTGATGAAATTGCACAGTCTCAAATTCTTGAACGATATGTTAAGAACAAGATTATGGTTCCAGATGAGGCACGTGAAATTCTTGGAATGCCTGCTCGTCCAGACGGTGATGGTGGCAAGCCTTTGGAAGTAAAGCCACCAGAAGCACCTAATAGTACTGGAAATGATGCCAGAGATGCACAGCGTGCAAATAATGCATCAGATAGTCCTGCAACAATTGCAGGTAGAAATCCAAAAGGTGAAGGAAGAGCTAGTCAATAAAAAATATGCTATAATATACTAAATGTTATAAATATGTAATATTGCAAAAAAAGGCTCTATAATTATACTACGATGACTATTTCTAAGGCTCAATGGACTACGGACGGAAATGATATCCGTCTGTCAATGCCACTATCTAAGGTGGATCAAGAAAAGCGTATTGTCTCAGGTTTTGCAACTCTAGACAACATTGATAAGCAGGCTGACATCGTTACACCAGAAGCCAGCATGAACGCATTTAAGAAGTTCCGTGGAAATATCCGTGAGATGCACCAGCCAATTTCAGTTGGTAAGATGGTCTCATTTAAGGAAGAAAAGTATTTTGATCCAGAAACTAAGAAGATGTATAATGGCATCTATGTTTCTGCATATGTATCAAAGGGTGCTCAGGACACTTGGGAAAAGGTTCTTGACGGCACCCTTTCAGGTTTTTCAATTGGCGGTAGAATGAACAAGTGGGACGATGCCTACGATGAAAAGATGGATTCGCCAATTCGCATTATTAAGGATTATGATCTAGTAGAGCTATCTCTAGTTGACAACCCAGCAAACCAGTTTGCAAATATTCTATCTGTACAAAAGGCTGATGGCTCAGAAGGTGCATCTGGAATTGCTGTTGACACAGTAATTGAAAATGTATTTTATGACAAGGAAGCAGGAATTGTTCTGCTATCTGAAAATGAAACATTGTCTAGTCCAGTTTCTGGAGAGCCTATGCAGAATATTGGTTTTGTTGAAAAAGAAGATAATGAAAAAGTAGACATGATAAAGTTCTTAGTTGATAATGCTAAAGGCATTAATCTTTCTAAGATGACAAAGGAGGTAAGTCCTATGACTGAAGAAACAACAGTTGCAGCAGAAGATGCTGTAGTTGCAACATCAGAAGAGGTCGCTCCAGAGGCAACAAAGGCTGAGTCAACTCCAGATGACGAAAATGCAGAAAAGGCTATGAAGCCACATGCAGATGAGGAGACTCCTGCCGAAGATGCTGGCGAAACACCAGCTACTGAGGAAGAGGAAGACAAGGCTAAGAAATCAGATGATGTCGCAGACATTTCAAAGGCAGTAGCTGAAATGAAGGACTCTGTAACATCAGCCTTTAGCGATCTTGTATCAACAATCAAGTCAATGAAAGAAGAAATCTCTGTATTGACAAAGTCACTAGATTCAGTAAAAAATGAGGTAGCTGAATCAAAGGGTGCATTCGATGAGTTTGGAAAGAGAGTAGACGCAGTAGAAGCTGACACTGCTTTCCGCAAGTCTGGCGATATCGGTGATATCGTGCAGGAACAGCCTGAGATACAGGTTGAAAAATCAATATGGGGCGGACGTTTCCTCAAAACTGCCGATCTATTTAAGTAATACATCACTTAGGAGGTGACAATATGTCGGAAGAAATTAAGAAAAACAATCCAGATGCAGCAGGAGCTGATTCTGGTCTATTTAATGGAGAAGGTGCGTTCGCATCAGGTTCATCAGCTGGAGCTAACATCCCAGGCAACTACCGTAACGGTGCTGCTGTAGGAAACATTCCAACTGCGAACTTTGGTGTAACCACAGGACCTAACGCAGTAAATCCTTCAGGTGATGCTGGCAGTGGTATCCTGCGTCCTGAACAGGCACGTCGTTTTATCGACTATGTTTGGGATGCGACTGTTCTTGCTAACGATGGTCGTCGTGTAACAATGAGAGCAAACACCATGGAACTTGAAAAGGTTAACGTGGGTGAGCGTGTTATTCGTGCTGCTACTCAGGCAAATGGTGACTACACAAACACTGGTGCAACATTCTCTAAGGTTGAGCTAACTACCAAGAAGATTCGTCTTGACTGGGAAGTCTCAGCTGAAGCTCTAGAAGATGGTATTGAAGGTGGTGCTCTTGAGGATCACCTAGTACGTCTTATGACAAACGCTTTTGCAAATGACATTGAAGATCTTGCTATCAACGGAACTGGCGACAGTGACGATGGTGCGTTCCTTGGAATCATGAATGGTTTCTTGAACAAGGTTAAGACTGATGGCGATGCTCACGAAGCTGTTGTTACAGTAGCTGACAACGCATGGACACCAGAAGTTATGCAGAAGATTATCCTTGCAATGCCACGTAAGTACCGTGCACTTAAGAACAACCTTAAGTTCTACGCTGGTACTGACGCATTCCAGGGAATCGTTAAGCACAATGGTACTCTTGCTGACGCTATTGCTGAAGCATTTGCTGGCACACCAGCAGGTACACCTGCAAACCGTCAGGCATACCTAGACGGTAATGGTCAGACATTCGGTGGTGCTCGCACTACTCGTGTTCTTGGCGTAGACGTTCAGGAAGTTCCTTACTACCCAGAAGGTTACGTTGACCTTACATTCCCTCAGAACCGTGTTTGGGGTATGCAGCGAGACATCACTGTAAACCGTGAATACAAGCCAAAGAAGGACACAATTGAATACACCGTATTCGTTCGCTTTGGTATTCAGTGGGAAGAGCAGGACGCAATTGCGTTCGCTGACGCTGCTGCAGATGCATAATCTGTAAACAGTACCTTTTTAGGGGGCAGGGGCATCCAAGCTCCTGCCCCTTATCTCATATATTAATGTTATAATATAACTAGACAATCAAGGAGGCATTATGTCTGAAGATATCAAAAATGAAGATGTAGTCCCAGCATCAATTGAAGCAGGAGAGCCAATCGTTGCACCTGAAGTTGCTGAAAAAGCAGCTGAAGTAATCGCAGAGATTGTAGCAGAAGCTAAGGTTGAAGAAGCACCAAAGCCAGCAGAAGATGTAATCACAGGACCAAAGGGTTCAGGTACAGGAGAAGCACAGGCACTAGGTTCAGTTGCTGATGGCGTTATTGGAACTGGAAAGGTTGCCAAGAAGGCTGCTGCTCCAAAGGCACCAGTAAAGCCACTAGCCGTTGAAGATACAGTAGCTATCTACTCAACACGCAACATGCACTGGGAAGGTGTTGGAAAAATTTCCAAGGGATTTAACATCGTATCAAAGGAAGCTGCTGAGAAGTGGCTTACTAAGGGCAACATCCGTTTGGCAGATCCAAAGGAAGTCGCTAAGGGGTACGGCCTATAATGGAAGTATTGAGGGTTCCACCATATCCACTAACAACAACATGGGATCTTCCAGATCCTAATTACGGCTATATCGTATATGTTGAGGATTTGGTGGACCACTCAATCGAAGAAACAACTGTCACATCAGATTCAAATGGACGAGTAGTTTATACACTACCTCTGACAAAAGTTCAGTTCGATAGACAATTCCTTATTAGATTCTACGATGCTGAACACGAACATGTTATTTATGAATCTAACCTTGACATCATTAGACCATATACTGATCCAAATAAGCTGGGTACAACAGCATCTGAAATTGCAGAATATAAGACATATGAGCTAATTGCAAGATCAATTATTGATACTTACACAGATGGTGGTTTTTATAACCACAAATCAATCTATCAAGTTTCTGGAAACGGTGCAGACTATATGCCAGTATGGCGAGATGCAAACCGTGTTCTAAAGGTATACGAAAACAATGTTCTTGTTTTTGACATTGAGTCAACCACAAATGAATATACATATAAAGTAACACTAGATAACTCTGCAATTCATAGGGTTGAGACTGGTGCTGTAAATTCATTGCAATCGCCTACAATTAAGTTCCCTATGGCAAGAGGAGATATTGCTTTTGGAATTTCTAATGCTGGAACATTCCCAGCAGGATACGACTACCTATTTGTTCTTGACGAAGGTTTCCGTGCTATTCCACCAGATGTTGAGGCTGCAACAAAGATGCTCATTGATGACATTAAATGTGGCAAGCTTGAATACTATCAAAATTATGTAAAGAATTACAATACTGACCAATTTAGAGTTCAGTTTGCTGATAAGCTACACGAAGGAACAGGTAACGCAATAGTAGACAAAATACTTGAAAAGTATAAAAAGTCTATTTATAAAGTTGGAGTCTTGTAATGGTTGCATGTGAAAAGACAAACTACATGTTCCCAATGACAGCTGAGGTTTTCTACCCAACTGTAGAACAAGGTGCCTATGGAAATGTCAAGAAGACTTGGATTCACAATAAAACTATTGCTTGCTACTTTGCTTCAGCAGCAGGGGCATCCAAAGAAGAAGTAGTACCAAATGTGAATATCACTAAAGAGCTACTTCTTGTTGGTCGTGTAAAATCAGACATCAGAATTAATTCACAAGAAGATGGACAAGCGATTACAAACATCGTAGTCTCTAATATCAAGGATAATCTTGGCAATAGAGTGTACATTGAAACATCTGGTGTTCGTGATTCTAAATCAACTATTTTTGAAATTGCATCACAAGAACCTATTTTTGGCCCATTTGGCAAGGTTGAATACTATAAGGTTGTGTTACGCAGATCAGATAACCAGGCGGTAGACATCTAATGGTTTTAGCTGTAGAGTGGAATGACAGAAAGTTCATGTCTGAAATGAACAATCTAATTGAATACTCAATAGGATTTATTGATGGTATTGATAGAGGAAAGCCAGCATTTCTGAATAGTCTTGGAAAGGCTACAATAGAGTCTTTAAAAGATTTTATTGACAGTATGGCTAGAGTAGATCAAAGAATGCTACATCACGTATATGAGTGGAATAGGGTTGGAGATCCATCATCTAGATTGTTTAGTTTAGACTATTCTTTGTCAAATGGTGGCTTGTCTATTGGTGCAACCTTTACACAGTCTAAAATAGCCTCACAAGGCTCCACAGAACCATTCTATGACAAAGCAAGAATTATGGAGCTTGGCATCCCAGTAACAATTAAACCAAAGAAAAATGTTTTAGCTTTTAAAGATGGAGAAAATACGGTTTTTACTAAAAGGCCAATAACTATAAATAATCCTGGTGGAGAAGAATCTCAACACGGTCTTGAAACCACACTAGATACATTTTTTAATAGATATTTTTCTCAACTATTTTTAGATAAAAGCGGCATTTTAAAATATCTAGAAACTCCAGCAATGTATCATAAATATCTTCAAGGTGGCATTAAAAGTGGAGGAAGGTCTGCAGGACTTTCTGCAGGATATAGATGGATTTCACAGGCAGGAGCTGATAAATAATGGCTATATATTACCCACCAGCATTTATTAATGCATATTTGGCAGAAAAGGTGCCAGCAGAATTAGGTACTGATAGATTCAATAATGGACTAATGAAGTTTTTCCCAACTAGCCCAACAGATATTGAGGCACTAACTGAGACATTTCCAGATGCGTCTGCAAATGTATTTGCAGTATTTGACAGAATGCTTAAAATGAGGAAAAATGCTTTTCCACATATTAAGTCAGAACAGCTTTTGTATTATTTTTATAAAATGGCAGGGGATCCAGTAGATCTTATAGAAACCACACAGGTAGTTCAAGACCTGTTAGATAGGGAAGATGAGTCTGCACAAGATATAAACAATTGGATAAAAACATTACCAGCTGGAACCCCAATCCAGCGTAAAGATGATCAAGGTAATTTAATGTGGCAAGATGAACAAAAAACTGTCCCATTATTGAGAAATACAGTTCACATTCTAGGTACAGACTTTTTGCCAGTGTTTTTCCACAAAATTCGCATATATCAGCTAGAAGAAACCAGAGATTTAATTGATTTTGGTACTGCTAGAACGTATGCAGGAAATAAAATAATTATTGATTACGATTGGCATAAATCATAAACAGTCATAAATGGCTGTATACTATAAGTGAGGAAACGAAGCCCACTTATTCCATAAGAAATAAGAGGTGAAAACTATGGCATATACACGTGGTACAAGTGCGAACATCATCGTTGGTGCAGCTGCCCTCTTCACATACGAAGATGGTATTCTAACCGATGCAGATCTTCCAGCTTACGAAGCTAACACATCATATGTAGAAACTCTACAGGATGGTGCAAACGCTGGCAATGGCTGGACATCTAACGATGGATTCCGCAACGTTGGTTATACTGCTAACGGTCTTGAACTCCAGTTCCAGCCTGACTTCGGTGAAGTTAAGGTTGACCAGGTTCTTGACGTTGCTAAGCTTTACAAGCAAGGCATGCAGGTTAACATGAAGACTACATTTGCTGAAGCTACACTAGAAAACCTTCTCTTTGCTCTCGCAAGCAAGGACACCAACTTGACTTCAGGTTCTGGTCTCCAGACTCTGAACCTGTCAGCTGGTGAACTTGGTGAGTGCCCAGTAGAACGTGGTCTAGTTGCAGTTGGTCCTGGTACAGGAGACTGTGCAGCAAATGAGCAGAGAATCTATGCAGCTTACCGTGCACTCTCAATTGAGAATGTTACAGTATCTGCAAAGCGTGACGAAGCTACCCAGTTTGAGGTATCTTTCCGTCTGCTACCAAACGACAACGCATCTTACGGCAAGATCGTTGACCGTACATTCTAATAATTTAATATAGAGAATTTGTCCCCTTGGAAAAGTCCAGGGGGACATTTTCTTTTTGCTATAATTAAATGATGGCAACTCAAGTACATAAAACAGCTACTATTGAAACTATAGATGGAGTATCAATAGATATTGGCCCACTCAAAATAAAATTCCTTAGACAGTTTATGGACTCATTTGATATGATGAAAGATGCCCCAGACGATGGGCTTGCACTAACTTTTATGTCTGAATGCGTAAGAATATCAATGCAACAGTTTTTCCCAGAAATAGTTTCGGTATCGCAGGTAGAGGATAGGTTTGATTTACAGACAATGCGAGAAGTCCTGCATATCTCTGCAGGTATTAGCGTAGATCCAGAAAAGGAAGATCTTGTAAAACAGGCAAAAGAAGATGCAGAAGGAACTTCATGGGAAAGCTTTGATTTAGTAACTCTAGAAGCAGAAGTATTCTCTTTAGGTATCTGGAAAGACTTTGATGAACTAGAGTCAAGCCTAACACTACAAGAATTAACAGCCATACTTGAAGCAAAAAGAGATAAAGATTATCAAGATAAAAAGTTTATGGCTGCACTTCAAGGGGTAGACCTAGATGAACAATCTGGTAAAAAAGAAGAGGATCCATGGGAAGCAATGAAAGCTAGGGTATTTAGTAATGGTAAGGCAGAGAGTTCAGATGACATATTGTCTTATCAGGGACCTAATGCTAATAAAGCTGGATTTGGAATTGGTATGGGGCTTGACTACGAGGATTTACGCTAAAAATCTAGTTCTCTATGATATAATAATATAACCACACAGTATATGTTCATAAGGAGGAACAGTGTCACTAACTATAAATGAAGCAAAAACAATCACCCTTATTGATGGAACAGAAATTGCAATTAGACCTTTGAAGGTTTCTCTACTTCGTCCATTTTTGAAGAAGTTTGAGGGTATCTCAAAGGTAGCAGACAACAATGACAAGTCTATGGATCTTCTAATGGAGTGTGTACAGATTGCTATGCAACAGTACAAGCCAGAACTTGCAACAGATATTAAGGCACTAGAAGACAATCTAGATTTGCCAACAGTGTACCAGATCATCGAAGAGGCTTCAGGTTCGAACCTTGGAGAGGGACTTGCGGCACTTAAAAACTAAATGAGGTGCTAATTAATGGCTGATATCCAATCAAATATCCGAGTCAATATAGATACTGCCGAAGCTCTGGCATCTATTAAGGCTCTCCAAAAGCAGATATCAACCTTCCAAAAGGAGATGGCAAGTTCTTCAACTGCCAACGCCATTGCTGCAAAGAATCTACAAAAGTCATTAATTGATGACATCAATGCAACTGGAAAATTCTCCGCAAGCATCAAAACAGTTAGTTCTACAACTGATACTTTTACAAGATCACTTGAGAAAAATAAGCTCTCGCTAGGAGAGTACTTCCGCTATGGAATGGCTTCTAGCAAGAGCTTTTCTCGCATGTTCCAGACCGAATTTGATACGGTTAACAAAGTTGCTCGTGAAAGAGTAAAAGATTTACAAACACAATACATCTCTCTTGGTAGAGATGCATCAGGAGCATTGAGATCAATTGCTATTAGACCACTTGCTCTTGACATGGAAGATCTTGGAACCAAGTCACAAATTGCTGCACAAAGAGCACAAATCTTTAACCAGGTTTTGAAGCAGGGATCAACAAATCTTCTAAACTTCGGTAAGAATACTCAATGGGCTGGTCGTCAGCTTATGGTTGGTTTTACAATTCCTCTTTCAATTTTTGGATCTGCTGCAGCTCAAGAATTTAAGAAAATTGAAGAAGCATCAATCAAATTCAAGCGTGTGTATGGAGATGCTTTTACACCTGCTGAGCAAACCAATGCAATGCTTGATCAAATTAAAAAGGTTGGTCTTGAGTTAACAAAATATGGTGTAAGCCTTGATCAAACTCTAAGTCTTGCTGCTGACGCTGCTGCAATGGGTAGCACTGGACAACAATTAATTGCACAGGTTCAGCAATCAACTAAGCTTGCTGTTCTTGGACAAACAGGAACACAAGAAGCATTACAAACAACTATGTCTCTGACAAATGCTTTTGGTTATTCAACTCAGCAACTTGCAGATAAGACAAACTTCCTTAACGCAGTAGAAAACCAAACTGTTCTTAGTATTCAAGATCTGACAGAGGCTATTCCAAAAGCTGGACCAGTTATCAAGCAACTTGGTGGTAGCGTAGAGGACCTATCATTCTTCATGACTGCTATGAAGGAAGGTGGAATTAATGCATCTGAAGGTGCTAACGCACTAAAGTCAGGTCTTGCATCACTGATTAACCCAACTGCAAAAGCTAGCCAAATGCTTCTTGGTATGGGAATTGATATGCAAAAGATTCTTGATACTAATAAGGGAAATGTATCTGGAGTTGTTGTAGATTTTGCCAAGGCACTAGATAAGCTTGACCCAACAACAAGAGCACAAGCAATTGAGCAGCTATTTGGTAAGTTCCAGTTTGCACGTCTATCAACATTGTTTAAGAACGTCGTAGCAGAAGGTACTCAAGCACAGCGTGTACTTGAACTAAGTAACATGACTGCTTCTGATCTTGCTGCATTGTCCGCAAAAGAGTTGTCAACAGTAGAGCAATCACCTCTATACAAGTTCCAAGCTGCACTTGAAAAGTTCCAAGCAGCAATGGCTCCAGTAGGAGAGCAATTCATGAAGATGGTTACACCATTTATTGAATTTGGAACAAAGATTTTAAATATGTTTAATGGCATGACTGATGGAGCAAAAGGTTTTATTACCACAATCGTAGGTCTTGCAGGTGTTGTAGCTCCAGTATTTATTATGGCATTTGGTCTTATTGCTAACGCTATCGCAAACGGTATGAAGGGATTCATATTCCTTAAGAATGCATTGCAGGGAACTCTAAAAGAGACTACAGACCTTGGTGAACAAACCCAATACATGACAGCAGAACAGCTTCAGGCCGCTGCTGTTGCAGCCTCTCTTGACCAAGTGCATGGAAAACTTATTCAGACATTTACTTCTGAAGCAGGAGCAATCGATAGACTTCGTAATGCAATGGAAATGGCTGCAGCTGCTCAAACCAGATTTGGTGCTCCAAGAGTTTCTGGTGGAGTTAAGCCAAAGAATTTTGCTAAGGGTGGAATGGCTGTATCAGGTCCTGGAGGACCAACTGGAGATAAGATTCCTGCCAACCTTTCAGATGGAGAGGTTGTTCTTACAGCTGATACTGTTCAGCAAAATCCAGGAATTGTTGCTGCATTACTCGGTGGTGGAAAAGTCAAGGTACCAGGATTTGCAGGAGGAACCCCACAAGGACAACTTTCATTTGGGGATAAAGCAGTATCTATTAACGCATCTCAGCGTGCAATTGATAGAATGCAAACCATTATTAATGGAATTGCAGATGACTTAATTAAGGTAGATCAAAAGGGTGATGTGGTTGAGAAGTTGTTTGAATCTCTTGCAACTATGTCAGAAGAAGGAAAGGTCAATTTAAAGAAGTTCTTCCAATCATTTGCTGTTGCTGCAGAAGATGTTAGTGGTCAGAATATTTCTAATCAAGTAAATAAATTCTATGAAAATCAGCTTAGCGTAAAGACAAAGCCAATGAAGTACTCTGCTACTGGTGTTGGAACTATTCAGCAACAGGCAGATAGAGCAGGAAGAGTAGATGAGTTAGAAAGAGCTAAGGCTCGTCTTGCTGCAGAAGAATCTCTAGGACTACCTGGTGGTCAGTACCAAATTGACAGAGCACACAGAGTGCCAGTTAGTGGTTCTGCAAAAGCATTCCCAGAAGCATGGGATATGAAGGGTGTAAACCTACAAACACACACTGAAAATCAAATATCTAACTATCTTGCAGGAGAGCAAAAGGTAAAGGCTTTCTATGACAAGTATATGGCAGAGCTTGAAAAAATGCGTTCAGAAGGAAAGGTTAGTGAAGAACAATACCTTTCTATCATGGATAAGGTAAATAATAACCTTGCACTTTCAGAAACAGAACTTGCTACTCAGGCAAAAATACTTGACAAAATAACATCAGAAGACGAGCAAGCCTGGGAAAGCTCAAAGGCAATGAAGAATGTAAAGAATGACGCTAGACGTGCTGTTGCAGGTGCAAGCGTTGTTGGAGGACTGTCTTCAGATCCATCTATTGGAAATGCTTCACCACAAGAAGCTGCTGCCTTTACTGCAGGAATTGAAGCAGCTCAGGATAAAGTAAGAGCATCTGGAAGCCGTACAGTAAATAATTTTGCTGATGGTATTAATGCAGAATCAGAGTCACAATCTCCATCAAAGAAAACCAGACGTGCAGCAAAAAATCTAGTTGACGGCGTTGTTGAAGCAGTCACAGAAGGTAAAAAAGATGTCAAAGCAGCAACACAAACTGCAATGGCAGAAGCAAATAGACAAAACCTTTATGGTGGAAGACAACCAACATCAGAAGACAAATCTCTAAGACGACAAATTGAGAGAAGATCTGTTATTGGTTCTTCTGCAGAAAGAAGGCAGACTGCATTAGCAGAAGCAAGCAGACGGAGTCTTTATGGTGGAAATCAGCCAACGTCAGAAGATAAGTCATTAAGACGACAGACTCAAAGAAAGTCTGTTGTTGGTGCTGCCATAGAAAAGAGACAGCAAAAGAATACAGAGGCATTTAACAAGCAGCTTCAGCAATCAGTAGATAGGTTCTCTGGCTTTAATAATAAACTAATGGGAATCTCTAGCGTTCTTGGCTCTATTACAATGATTGCTGGTATTTTTGGTCAGGATCTAGGCGGTCTTGGATCAGTTATTACTGGTCTGTCAACAGCAATGTTTACACTGTCAATGCTAACTAATTTACTTATTGGAAAAGAAAAACTTGAGATAGGGCTTAAGGCAGCATCTGTTGTTGCATCTGGAGAATTCTCCAATATATTTGTTAAAATGGCATCAATGTCAAGAATGTTTATAATGGGTCTTCTTGGTATGAATGCAGCTACAAAGGTTGCTACTGGTGCTCAGGCTGCAGAGGCAGCTGCTGCTGGTGCAGGAGCAGTTTCAATTTGGTCAATGGTTTGGCCAATCGCACTTGTTGTTGCAGGACTTGCAGCTCTTGCATTAGGAATTAAGTGGCTAGTTGATTTCTTCAAGGGTGAGCAAGATAAGATTTCTGGTCTTGGAGATACGGCTGCTATGTCAGCTGAAAAGGTAGCTGCACTTGGAGAAGCTCTTGGTGTTGCTACTACAAATATTGATCTTGCAAGTCGTGTTGGAACAGCAAGTGGTTCGACTGGTGCACAACAAACAATGCAGCAAAAGGTTGAAGGTGCAACCTATGGATCAGAAGGAAAGAGTTTTAAGGATTACTTTGCTGAAAATATTACTGCCGTTGGTGCAGCAACTAAGGGGGATGCAACAGCATCTCTACAATCACTAGCACTACAGCTTGGCAACTCTGGATTTGGTCCAGAAACTGTTGATGGTATTATTAGAGCGATTGCAGCTGCAGCAGGAAGAAAAGACCTAAACCTGCAATTCGCTAGCGTAAACCTAGGACTTGACACAGCAGAAGGAAAAGCACAGCTAGATTCTCAAGTAAACCAAGCAATTACAACTGTTCAAGGAATTGCTAACAAAAAAGATAATGGAACTGCTGTATCAACTGATGATCAGAAGTCAATTAACGTAGCTGGTGGACAAATAGGCACAAGCCTTCAGGCATTAGCAAATGGTTTTGAAACTGGAACTGTTGATGCAGCAACTTTTGTAGAAAAAATTAATCAAGTTGGAACAAGCTTTGCATCTTTGACTGACACGGCTAAAGCCCTTGCTCTTCCAGAAATTGCCAAGGCAATGGGAATGGAAGAAGCAATTAAGGATGTTAAGGATGTAAATGATCAATTCTTGATTCTTCAAGCAGCTGCAGCAGGAGTAACCATTCCAGATGATCAACTAAAGATTTTAAAGCAAGGAAAATCAGCTGGAGATAAGTATAATAATACTATTAAAGCAATTAAACAAAGCATAACAACCACTGCAGCAGCAACAGAGTTGCAAAAGAAAGCAACAGATGCTCTAAATACATCTGAGGCAGTTGGTGCTATGGCAGCTCAAACTCAAACTAATATTGATACATATAGAGCTTTGCAGTCAAAGGAATTGACTGGTCTTGCACTTACAAATGCAGAAGCAATCAAGTATGCTACAAACGCTACAATTCAGGATGCAATTCAAAAGGTTGAAGCAGCCAAGGGTACAGATCAATATGCAACAGCATTGGCTAATCTACAAGAAGCTCTTGGAAACCTAGTGAAAGCAGACAGACAATGGGACAAGATTCAGTCAGCAGGATCTGGTCAAAAGTCAGCATACCAGCAAGCCATTGAATCACTAAAGTCACAAAGAACTGAGCTTAAGAACACAGTAAATGCATATAAGCTTCTAAAGGGAGCACATATGACAGCTGGTGCATCTTGGAAGTATGCTAATGATGCAACTATAGCTGCAGGTTTGGCTAATGCTAAGACAAAGAAGCAGGTAGATGCCCTAATTAAATCAATTAAGGAATTAGAGAAGGCAAACATTAAGAATGCTTTTGGAAACTGGAGCAAGGAAAATGATGCTGCAAAAACCACTCTTGATAATCAGCTAAAGCTAGCATCTGCACTATCTAAAACTGGTGCTACTGCAGAACAAGTTGATGCTTTGCTATCAGATGAATATCTAGCAGCTGGTTTTAAAGCAGGAACAGTATCAGCAGAACAATTGCAGCAAGCTGTAGATAAACTCAAGGCAAATTCTGAAATTGAAATGAAGATTAAGATGCAGACTCCAGAGGGAATGCAGCAAATTTTTGATGATGCTATGAGTCAGGTCCAGGAAGCCTTTGACGCTCAGCAAACACAAATTGAACTAGACTTTAAGCTTGGAACTAACCTCAGTGGTGCTAATGGCGAACTTATCAATACTAATGAAATTGATAAGATTATTGAAGGTGCTCAAAATGAAATTGATAAGAAGAACTATCAAATTGATGACCTTGATGCTGGACTACAACAAATTTCTTGGCAAGAAGAAGACATTAACAAGAAGTATGATGCAAGAAATAAAGCACTTGAAAAGATTCAAAAGGCCAATGACGCAATTACTCGCCAAAATAAGGCACAGCTTACAATTGCTGATGCAATTACTCAGGGTGACATTGCTGCAGCTGCTAGAGCCATTGAGGATGCACGAGCACAGTCTGCAGCAGATGCAAGTTCTTCACAACAGCAACTACTTGATGATGCAAAGCAACAAGAGATTGCAAACCTTACAGATGCCCAGGGAAGAACTAGAGCACAACTTGAAGCTTCTATTAAAACACTTAAGCAAGAAATCTTTAATATTGAAGAGAAAACTCTTGAGCCAGCTACCGAAGCCAGAAGACAGGCAGACCTCAAGAAGCAAGCTGCCATTGATAGCATTACAGTTCTTGGTAAAAATAAAGATGAATGGGATGCTATCCAAAATAAGGTAGATATGGCACGTGTTAACTCTGATAAATATAAGACATCAATTAGTAACGCTTTGACTATGGTAAATGATCTAGTTGCTAAGTGGGGAGGCCTTGATGGCAAGGTTGTTACAACTACACACAAGATTATTGAAGTAACAGAAAAGGCAGGCTCAACTGGTTCTGGTGGTTCTGGAGGAAGTGGTGGTTCTGGCGGTAGCGGTGGTTCTGGTAGCACAGGTACAGGACCTGTTGTTGGAGATAAGAAGTATATTGGAAGTATGTTAATGACGTACACCAAGGAATTAGTTAAGGGAACTGGCGTGTACAATGGATCAACCTTTACACCTGCACAGTATCGATACATTTGGAAATCTAATGGTGGAATAGTTCCTCAATACTTTGGAAATGGTGGAGAGCCAAGGGGTACAGATACAGTTCCAGCAATGCTTACTCCAGGAGAGTTTGTAATGAGAAAGTCTGCTGTTGGCAAGTATGGTGTTGGAATGATGCGTGCTATGAATAGCGGAAGCTTTATGCCAGAAATGTCTGCCCCTGGAATTAGTGCTCCAGGAGGAGACACAGCTGCTCCATCAGTAGTTAATGGTGGAAAAAACTCATCAACAAACAACTCAGCAGTGTATAATTATAGTGTAAATGTAAATGTTGGTTCTTCAAATGCTGGTGCTCAAGAAATTGCAAATGCAGTTATGGGCAAGATTAAAGCAGTTGAATCGCAAAAAGTACGAGGAGTTAGATTTTAATGGCTACACAAGCATATATGGATGGTCGTAAAAAATACGCACGTCCACATGGTATGATGTGGTCAAAGCAACCACCTCTAATTATCAATGGAAAATATGTTCCATACGGACTTGAAACAAATGATTATGTTGATGCACAAACTCCTGCAGCCCTTCAAGATCAATTCTTGATTTTATCAGATGACAACAGAGAGCCTTTAGCATTTAAAACTAATCGTATTCAAACACGTAAACGTATGGTTAATGGCCAAATGCGTTCATACCATATTGCAGATAAACTAAACATATCTACTTCTTGGAGTCTTTTGCCATCTCGTGGATTTACAACATATCCAAATTTTAATACCTCAACAGGAGACATTGATCCACTTTTAGTTTCATCACAGATTATTACTTCAGATGGTGGAGCTGGTGGAGTAGATATTCTAAACTGGTATGAAAATAATACAGGATCTTTTTGGGTATACCTATCATATGATAAATACAATGAATTTGCAAAAGATCAATTTAGGTATGAACGTATTGGAGAATATCCACAGGCAATTGAGATGTATATTGCATCATTTGATTATGATGTCATAAAACGTGGAGGAACTCACGATCTCTGGAATGTATCAGTTTCCCTAGAAGAGGTATAATGTTTGGTAATAAAGATCTTTTAGACACTTTACAAAAATCAAATGATATTTCAGTATCATCTTTGATTCTTGCTGAGTTTAATATGAATATAGCAACTAATTTTGCAAAGATTGGAAACTATAGATATAGACCAAATGATACTTCGTCAATTTATCACACATTAATGTCAAAGTATGATAAAAATGATGCTGGTAGCTACTATACTGGTGCAACAGACGCAGATATTACAATTGATGGCGGTATTGACGAGTCAGATATGCCACTTAAGTTTACTGCACCAGTCGAACAAACCAAACTGCTATTTTCCTTAGAAGATTGCTTTGACAAATTTAGACCACGTTCTGGAATAAACAAAGCAAAGTATTTCTCAGATAGATTCTTCCACTATAGTGGTCCAGATATGGCAAAAAGGCCAAGGTATTATATAGCTACAAAAAATGATTCATTTAAGTATTGGACATCAGATAGAATTGAAAATGGTACTAGAGGTATTTCATATCCAATAAAAAGTGGTAACAACACAACATACATGATTGACGATGCATCACCATTTATTGTATATTCAGAAAGTGTCCCTGCAAATAGACTTGTAGTCAAGATGCAAACACATATTGGATCAATCAATAATGGTCCTTTTGTTTCTAAATCTGGAAGTACATTTGAAGACCCATTCTATGGAGATGCGAATGCAAAGGTGCCAACAAAATGGAAAATCCAAGTACTTGATGAAGCAGACACCTGGATAGACGCTGTATCATTTTCCCCATCAGATAAAAGACTAGATGGTACAGCTATCATTGGTAATGATGGATATGTAGAGGCATATTATGGATTGCTAATTCCAACCGAATACTCTAAGATATTTAAGTATAAGCGTCAATTTGTTTCAAGTCAGATGGTTCCTGTAAACTCTGAAATTGGTGATTCATATTTAGTCAAAACATCTGACACAGATTCTGGTACATTCTATGTTTATACATCTAATGGGTACAAAACTTTTGCTGCTAAATATGGCTGGGCATTGTCACAAAATGATGTTATTGATTATAGAAATGTTGTGAATGTAACTTCATCAGATGAAAAATATTTTAATCCACTAACTAGTAAAAATGAGTACAGCAAGTACCAAAAAATTCGTGGTATAAGAGTTGCTGTAGAACAGATGAATACAAATAACTCTTCATTTGACCTAATAGAAATGTCTCCAAGACTAGTATTGGACTTTACAGAAATGACAAATTCTCTTTCAGTAACTAAGAGTTTGTCTGATTTGGGAAATGCTGGAATGCCAGTTGGTCAGTTGTTGGCATCTGTTGGCTCTCTAGAACTGTTTGATTACAATGAAGTATTTAATCCAAATAATAAAAATAGCATAATTGCCAACTATCTTGATCAAATGTTTAAGTTTATGATCTATGAAAGATTGTCAGATTCAAATGGAAATGCATACCTTGTTCCAATTAAAACAATGTATTCTGCCAATAGGCCATCAGTTAAAGCTGCAACAAGAGATGTTTCAGTTGAGTTAAGAGACCTATCATTCTTATTTGAGCAATTATCAGCACCAGAATTGCTAATGGTAGATGTATCAATCAGTGTTATTATTTCAACATTGCTAGACTCTATTGGTTTTTCAAACTATAAATTCTTGAGAATGTCTGGAGATCAAGACTTAATTGTCCCATACTTCTATACGTCACAAGATCAGTCAGTTATGCAGGTATTGCAAGAGCTGGCAGTGTCATCACAATATGCGATGTTCTTTGACGAAGAAAATAACTTTGTTGTTATGTCACGTAGCTACTTATTGCCAGACTCTGTAGCACCAAGAGATACAGATATAATTTTGAGTGGAGAAAAGACTAACACTCTATTTGCAAATATTGAAGATATTTCTATGCAAGAGATGAAGGTTTTTAATGGTGGTACCATAAACTACCAAGAAAAATATATTCAAAGATCATATGGTTCTGTTAAGCAAGCATCAATGATTGATAGAAATAAAACATGGATATACAAGCCTGTTTTGTTATGGGAAGCTTCTGGATCTCTAAATACTAAAACACAAAACGGACAAATCTCAAATCAGTCTGCGTATACACTTGCAGCCATCCCTCTGAATTCAACGCTATCAAGTGATGTGCCAACTGTAGTTAATGGAGTTATTCAAAACAACACTATAGATTTTGGTGAAGGGGTATACTTCATAACAAGATATAATGGATACTTCTTCTCAAGTGGAGAAATCATTAAGTTTGATGCTGTTCAATATTCAATTTCTGGACAGTCAGCACCAGTATGGATTCAAAGCACTCAAGAATATTCTAATTATTTCCAGCAGGTAAAATTTGGTGGCACCATGTTCCCAACTGGACTTGTAAGAATTTATTGCGAACCAAAGTATGAAACAGTAAATGGTATTACCAAATTTAAAGATGGTGCAGTAAGCAAGCATGGTCGTGGTCAATTTGGAACAACTATTACAACACACTCCTACGGTCTTGATGCTAAATGGTCAAATTCTGATGGATCTAATCCAACACGTGGATGCAAGATGTCTCTATCAGATCTTCTTCTTTTTGATGTAGAAAAGGCAAAAACTAAAAGCGTGGCATCAAGGGTTGCATCAGCAGGTGTTGATAATTCAACAGTATCTAGTGCTACCAGAAATGGTGTCATTAGAAACTCATTAAGTGGAAATTATAAAACTGAAAGCGAAGTAAGCCAACTCAAGATTGCAGAAGTTGGAACAGTTCAGTCTTCAGCATTAGTATTTACTGGACCAACATTTTCTAATGAGGTCAAGGCTACTGATTATTTAAGCTATGTCCCAATTGGTATCTCAAGACCATTCTCTCATTTTGGAACCAGAATGAGAATTATTGGTAGAGCAGAAAATGGAACAAACAAAACACAAACTCCATATGGCTCAATGGGATATTACTCAGATGGAAAGATTGGTGGCTCATCTGGTGGTTTGGCGGTAATGCTTAATCCATCAACCAATAACGGATACTATTTTGAAATTATTGCTCTAACTGATGATACAATCACTGGCAACGAAGATGTTACACTAAATAATGTTTTATTTTATAAGCTAAAAGCAGATGGTTCTGGTAATGCTGTACCAATTAAGTTGTGGTCAGGACTTGCCAACATCCTAGTTGACTCTGGCAATTTTGCAGGACAGTCAAGATTAAACTCTCAGCAAAATCCAACAGTATATGACCTAGCAGTAGAATATGAGAATATTGATAAAGCATCTACTAGAAGATTCTATCTATATATAAATAATCAATGTGTAGCAATTGTTGATGATACAGATCCATTGCCAGAGTATAGAGACAGTGCATTATTTATTCGTGGCACCTCAAGAGTAATGTTTGAAAATGTATATGCAATTGCTAAAAAGATTTCAATAGATACATCTGCAAGCTTGTCTACACCACTTACTTCAATTTTTGATGACGGTACATTAGACATATCAGAATCGTTAAGAAAATATTCTATGAGTGGTGCAGTACAAAAAGCATATCTATCAGAAATTAATGGCCAGCAAGGGCCAGGACATGACATCTTCTTTGAAGAATTTGGGTCTATCATGCGTGAAGCTGCATACTTTAACATTAAGTATGACAAGGCATTCCCAGCTCTATCAGCTAAAATTTCTCCAACCTTTAATAAGGTGAGAGGATATACAGTATCTGGATTTATGCCAAGTGCATATGGAGCAGAGTTCTTAGTTTTCAACCATACTGATAGCGTTATTAGTCTAGATGAAACAACTGGCAATTATCTGAGAATTCAGGGAGTAACCTTTACCCAAAATTCAGATAGAAAAATGACACTAGATGATTACTATAAAAATAATAGTGATTTTTCAAATGTTGATTTTGTAGTTACTGGGATAAATTCACCACTGAAAGCACAAAAAGAATATTTTGATTTACGTACCAGTAGATCAACTTATGGCAAAAATGAATTCTCTATTGATGCTAAATATATTCAGAATGAAGATTCTGCTAGAGACCTTATGGGTTGGCTTGCTTCTAAAATTCTTAAACCAAGAAAGGCAATTGGTATGTCTGTATTTGCAGGATCCATAGTTCAACTTGGAGATATAGTTCAGATATTCTGGACAGATGACCAAGGTATTGACCAACTAGTTGATAGGAATAAAAAGTTTATTGTATATAACATAGAGTATAAACTATCTGGAGATGGACCTTCAAGCACATTGTACGTAAGTGAGGTAATCTAATGGCTAATAAAACAGTAAAAGTAGAAAAGGGTGATACTCTTAGTGCTCTAGCTAAAGAGTCTGGAGTATCTCTAAAGTCTTTAATTCAGGCTAATCCTCAGATTAAAAATCCTAATTTAATTCATGTTGGTCAAAAGATAAATATTCCAACTAAAAGCTCTACTCCTGCAAAAAGCAATAATCAGACAGCTTCACCATCAACGCCATCATATTCCACTACAGTGGCTGATAGAACAGATGAGAAAAATACAAAAAATGCTCAATCTGGACAAGGTAGTGTAACTGGCTCCTCTAGTTCCTCTGGATCTTCAGGATCTTCTGGATCATCAGATGAGTCTTCTAGCGGTGGAGGAACATCTGCTACACCAAATACACCAGGATCAACATCTAGTGGTAGTGAAAAGCCTACAGCAAAGGCAGCTACACCAGATTTAATTCAGTTAAATGAGGAAGCTTTTCCTGTAGATGCAATTGCAGACTTAATGTTTGAAGATCTCGGCGGTACAGAGATTCTTAATTTTGCTAGACATGACCTTGTAAATGGAATAGATATTAAGTATCATCAAATATCGAATTTAGATAAAATTGAGAGTATTTATGGTGCATCAAAACTGATCTCTTTACAAGAGACATCAGAGCAAATATTTAGTAAGTATCCGCTAAAGAGATACAAGTATGTTCCTAACACAACAGATGACCCATCTGGATTCAACAGTCCACTATATCTTGATGCAGATGGCAATTTGATAGTTGAGCTGGGTGGCCTAACAAACTCAAATCAGATAGAAGTTGAGTTCCAGGCAGCAGATACTAATGATATAATGTATTGAGGTAAAGAATATGATAACTAATAAAGGGCAACAACTAATTACAAAATATATGATTGGTCAAGCACCATCATATGCTTCTCACATTGCCGTTGGCTGTGGGCCAATGCCATATACCACTACACCAGGCCAGTCTGAGATAGCTGCCCAAAGACTAAAGCAAAACCTAGACTTTGAAATGTTTCGTGTTCCAATTACATCAAGAGGTTATGTTACAGAAGAGTCTGGATCTGCCACAATCACTGGGGCATCTATTTCAAATGGAGTTGTAACATATACTACATCAACAAACTCATTCATTACTGGAGATCGTGTAACAATCTCTGGTGTATCACCAAGCCAATTTAACATTTCTGATGCTATTATTATTGATTCTTCACCAACTAACTTTTCTATTAGTAACGCAATCTCAGGTTCTTATGTTTCTGGTGGTATTGCAAAAACTTATTACACAGACATTGTTTTAACTGCGGAACTTCCAACAGAAGAAAGATATGAGATTACAGAGGTTGGTCTATTCTCTGCTAAGGCAAATCCAGATGCAGGATCATACGATAGCAAAACTATTTATTCATTTTCACAAAATGAAAACTGGCAATATCACGGAGTTAATATCGAACCTATTCCAGTAATCTATTCCCCACTTGACACAAACTCAGCTAACGTGCTTGAGGGAAGTTATACTATAAATGGGCAGCTTAAAGATTGTAAGGTTATTCACACAAATGCAGATAATACATTATTTGCAAATGAGTCTAGAGTAAAGAGATATGAGACTTGTCGATATCTAAATAATGTTGTAGCAATACGTGGAAATTTAAGTTCACTATCTTATGATCAAAATACTAGAAGAGTTGTTTATAATTCTGGAGACCATATCCATCTAAACAATGTCAAGCTCAATTTTGACAAAAACTCTCCATCAGATGAGATTAGATTAGCTTTTTCTGTTATTAACAAGCGAGGTGGAGAACTTGAGAATCCATCAGAGGTAAACTTGATAGTAGAATTTGCACTATCTGATTCTGCTTCTACAGAATCTGCAAAGTTTGAAGTTCACCTAACTGATGCTCAAGCAGGCTTTACAAATAATAGATATTTTGTAGTATCTAAAAAAATTAGTGACCTATTTACAACATCAGGTTTTTCTTGGAACCAGGTAACAAGTATTAAGGTTTTTGCATCTGTTAAAGATTCTGCAAATACAATAAATGATCTATTCTATGTATGCCTTGATGCTCTACGCCTTGAAAATATTGCCACAGTGAATCCACTATATGGAATGTCTGGGTATTCTGTAATTAAGACAGTTGATGGATCAACTATTAAAAAGCTTGAGAATACTACAAACCATATTGAGTTTAGATTTGGTGTTGACATCTAATGGCAAACAAGAAGAATAAAATAGATAAAAGCCTGTTGCCACTGGTTAACTTTGAAAATAAGTATATTGTAAGATATCGTATTATTGAAGATAAGGTCAAGGCATCTGACTGGTCAATGTTTTATTCTATCCCTGCAAAGCCAGTTAGGGAAGTTCAGGGTGTAATTAGACATACAGTCGTTGGTTCATCAGCCACTGTCGATATTATTTGGGAAAATACAAACAATCTTCCACTATATGATATTTTTATAAAATATAATAGTTCAGATAAATATACATACCATGGAAAGACTCAGTCATCAAACTATTCTCTTATTCCTGCTGCAGGTAAAACATCGATTTACGTATTAGTACAGGCTGCATCAGTTCAAAAGAGGGTATCTACACCAAATCTTTTAAAAGTTTTTGAAGGAAATAATAGCTGGTAATGCTATACTAGTACAGGAGAAAAAATGTCAAATATCGTAAGAACACCAAGTGCAGGACAGCCAATAGATGCTACATATCTTTTAGAGCTAGCTGATGCAATCAATAAGGTTGCAGCAAGCGTGTCATCATCACCAACCGCAAAGCTAACTAGCATTCAGACACCATCTGCTGGTGTTCAGACTGTTAAGACAGCTGAGGCATGCTTTGTTGGAGGGTATACAGAGGTATCCCGTGGTAACGTTTCAGCAGGAACTCCAGTAACTTGGGATTATACATTTCCAACATATTTTAAATATCCTCCAGTAGTTACAGCAACGCCAATTGCAATTGCTGGTGCTGATGCTGGATCAGGGGTAACTGTTATGATTAAATCTGTTGGTCAAAATATGGTTAGTGGGACAGCAACATTCTCAAGTTCTGGAAACTTGTCTGTGGGTCTTAATATAATTCTTGTTGGCATTCCTAATTAGGATAGTATGGAAAAGAAAAAACACCGTCTAGGTGCAATGTCTCGTGAAGAGTATAATAATGCACCAGTAATACCTGGAAGCAAAAAGGTTTACTTTTTGAATGGAGACCTTGTAAGGGTTTATCACTTAAATAGGTCTAATGGAATAATGTCTGTTTATAATATTATTCAAGATAGAATAGAAAGCTGTCTTATTAGTGATTTTAAAAAGAATCGTGAACGAGCTTTTACTGTAGGAGAAACTGCCAGTTTAGTTAATCGCCACAAAAAGTATATGCCATCTTTGGTTCGTAGGGGAATTGTTCCTCCTGCAATGGGGTCTCAGAAGGGTGGAAAAACTGGGTGGCAGGTAAGATCGTACTATTCTGAGTCGCAAGTTTTTGAACTTCGTGATATACTAGCTTCCTACCATATTGGTGGGCCAAGAAAAGACAAGCTAATAACAAATAATATTACCCCAACACGCCAAGAGTTGACAAGGCGTATGGGAGATGGTATACTAACATATACCAAGACAGAAGATGGTAGATTCATTCCAGTGTGGTCTGAATCAATATAGTAAGGAAAACGGGTATGGAAAACGAAAACACTAAGATTGGCGTTACGCTAGGTTACACTCTTAATCTAGGCAACTTTCAGTCGCTACGCATTGATCTAAACATTATTGACAATAAGCGTGAGAATGAAAACATTAACGATGCATTTGAGCGAGTCTATTCGTTCGTAGAAAATAAGTTGGCTGAAAAGGTCGCTGAAGCTAAGTCAGAAGTAGAATAATGGCAGAACGCAAAGACCGTATGGCTTTGCTCAGTCGTTACTCCAAGCTTCACACTCAGCGATATGAGCAAAAGCCACAAATCAACATTAATGTTGAGCAATGGGCTGCAGATGCTCTAATTGAATCATATGGCATATCTGAATGCTATGATCTAGTTGCATACTATTTTGATGTTGCACAGAATCCTAGCTGGAAGTATTTTGCTAACTATGCACAAGATATAATTGACAAAAAAGCACAACTAGAAGAAGACAAAAAAGAAAGAGCAGCAAGACGAGAGATGGCAAAGAGGTGGCTAAATGAGTAATACGGAATCAAAACTAATCTCTGCAGTCCTACAGGACAAGCAGATGCATGTTTTACTACAGGCAAATGTTGATAACATCCTAAAGACTCACAAGGACATCTGGAACTTTATTCGTCTCTACTTTGAGCAAAATGCATCTGTTCCTCCTGTTTCCCTAGTTGTTGAAAAGTTTCGTGACTTTCAGCCAGAGTCTAGTGTTGGTGCTACAAAACATCACCTAGAAGAGCTACAGTCTGAGTATATGACTGATAGTCTTAAGGACATTATTCGAACTGCAGCTGCAGAAATTCAGGCAGATAAGGGGCTTGATGCACTAGAAGCCCTGATCTCTAAAACATCTGAGCTACGCAAAAATACTGCTGCCATTCGTGATATTGATGCTACAGACCTAGACTCAGCAGTTGCATACTATGAGAATGCTAAAAAGCAAGCAGAGCTTGGCCTATCTGG